TTACAGCAAAGTGTCATCCTCACGGATATCTTGCTTTTCACCCTCAGCCTCCTCACGCGCAGCTTTTTCAGCTTCTTCTTTCGCTACCCGTTCAGCTTCAGCTAGCTTCTGATTGTAGATAGAATCACTCGGCATATTCACACGAACATCAATCCAGTGACCATTTGGAATATCGCAATAGTCATAGTCTTCACGCTCAATGTTATTCTCATCGAGAAACTCTGGATAAGTCATTAGGCGCTGCGCTTCGAGTCGCGGATGAAGTGTGTGCTTTCTATAGCGCGTTTCAATGATGATGTCACCGTCTGGTAGTACGTCAAAATCAGCCCAAACGAGAGGTAGGTTATTAATCCCATTCGGCACGACTAAACCGCCATGAATCCCGCCCCAACTTGCGTCAGAGTTCATGCCGAGGGTGCCTTTGAGTTTATAGCGACCAATTCCTATCTTTTCTAGTTCGACACCTTCAGCCTCTTCGTTAAAGTCGATATGGTCTGAAAATACTTTAATGACTGGTGATGCAGCTTTTAAGTTTCCGTTTGAATCTTTGGTTGTATTTGCGGTGGTGTAGAACTCTCTCCATGTACCAAACTCTTCACCCCATCTCGCCCCTCTAAACATTACTTTCGTGGCTTGAGTATTAAACTCCATTTGTACTGAGTTATTTTGTAGTGGAGTTTGATTTCCGTTTGTCATATTTATGATGTATGAGTCACCATTGGCACCTTTATTTGCAGCGCCACTTCCTACGAAATTATATGTGTAATCTAGAGTTCTAAGCCTATTTGCATCTGCATACTCCTGATTGCTCTTTGTTTGAATTGGCTCTATAAATCTATTTACTATTGATGATGTCCTTTGTTTTTTATTCGATGGGGTGTCAGGTATTAGGGTTATATCAACAGTTCCGCCTTCTTCGCAATAAACTAAAAAATCATCTATTCCCGGTGAGTAACTACCTGTTTTTATTTCTTTTACATAAGGAATTACAGTGAGGTTATCTGTACTGAAATGAGAAACAGCACCTACAATGCTTGCAAAGTTACTATTGACGCCTACGCCAGTGGAGTCTCTGAAGAAAACACAGTTACCATTTCTTAGCGATAGCTTACTGTATCTATTATTAATGAGATAAGTTTTTGCATCTGCATATTTAGCGTAACACTCATGTGTATTGATTCCAGATACATCTACAACAGACAGCCTTGATTTAATAAAACTTTTAACGTGCGCTTTTTCAATATCAATGCCATTTATAATCACATAAGAATTGTTTGAATTAATAATTCCATCAGCTGGATTGCTACCATCACCGACATATTCGGCTGCTATAGCATTTGCTGATACTTGCCAAACATTATTGAAATTATAAGAATACATTCCTACACCAGTTGCTGTTGACCAGCAAGCGTTCAATGTTAATGTGGTTCCTCCTGCATCAGGTTCATTATCTCTACCCCCAAAAATAAAACCTTCATGCCCATGGGTGTGAACCCTTGTTAATGAAGCAAGCCAAATATTTACAGTGTAAATAGGTGTCTTAAAACCAAAAGACACAACATCACTCCAAATCATTTCGCTAACAAATGGGGCGAATATACCAACACCATCATAATGATGATTGTTCTCTTTATATGCATCACCACATTTTGAAACTCGAAATCCACTCCAGTTCAGACAGCCAACATACCCTTGGGTTGGTTTTTTGATAATTATAACTGCATCTACATCATATGATATTTTCCCTGATCCAGATGGAGATAGAAATTCACCCATGCCAGATGATGTATTTGTAGATTTATAAATCCCGCATCTATTTGAACCGCTTCCATCAATGCGAATACCATTTTTAATAACCAATGTCTTTGACGTTACATATTTTTTAGTAAGTAAAACAGGATATCCGCTATCAAACATTGCTTGCAAACTTTCATAACTATCTATGAAATTAGTATCTTTTATATTGTCGCTTTCCCATGGTACTGCACCAAACATTTCTGGAGTTACAAATTTAATCGCATCTTTTAGAGTTCCGCTTCCAACGCCAATTAATGACCCATCACCATTTTTTAAGTTTGCCCGCAAACTCGCATCACCAACACTAACCCAAGCGCCTCTGCCAATGCCACCTGTTGATTGCGGAGTTGAGCCTGCTGGTACTTGTTTGGGTAAGTCGCCATCCCAACGGTAATACTCCCCTGTAGTTTCATCGCGAAGAATATGGTTGCGTTGAGTTAATTCGTTATTTGGTAAATCAGCACCTTGCTGGAAGCTATCGATAGTAATATAGCCCGCTGCGACAATGGCGGTATTCATATCGACTTTGAATGTCTCGACTAACTCTTTGAATAACCACTCCATGCCCGCAGCTGTTAAATGGCAATTTCCAAAGCGGTCAATATATTTAGGCTCTAGTGATGTTGCCCATATATCTAACAGTCCAGAGTTAAAGAACAGGTCTTTGATATCACTACTTGGAACTGGTTTCTGTGTTGGTTTGACTTCTCTCATGCTTATTTTTCCAATAAAAAAGCCAGCTCTATGGCTGGCTTGTTGGTTAATGATTTCTGTTATGCGTTATAGTCTGGTTTTGCGTCGAAATATTCGGTTGCGGTTATTGTGTAGCGCTCTCCACCAAGTGGGCGCTTATCGGTTATCACCCATTTGATGTTTTCGAGTTCAACTGATGTTGCTATCACATATCTAGAAGGTGATTGCTTCTGGTACCCATCATAGAAATTGAGCTCGATATCTTCTGGCACGCTTGCAATAAAGCCGAACTCAGTATCTGGCCTAGGCTCCGCTTTAAACTTCTGTGTTGTGTATCCCATCGAATCGGTGAGGTATACCCACATTTCTTCATCAAATTTGATTTTCTCGCTAGTTGTGAATACCTCTCCTTTTCTCTCAGTGATGTAACCTGCCTGCTGATTTGAGTCGTAAGTGTCCGCTATCAGCACCATGTCGCTAGGGTACACATTCCCACCGTCTGCAAGCGTTGTCAGGCTGATACTTGTTCGTTGATGAATGAGTCGGTTGGCTTCTAGCAACGCCCTGTCTAGTGCTTGATAGCGATTTCTGCAACCCTGTAAAACAATCTTATTCGGCGCGCGCGACAACCCTTCCGTAATGCCGTTTTCATCAACTCGAAAGCGGATATAGTCTTTCTTGTTGCGAACCGGCTCGACATATTCAAGCTCAATTCCGTCATAACCAGATGGCATAGACATGTCATACGATATCTTCATATCGTTACCTGTGATGTTTGAGCGATTGAACGTGGTCATTGGGAATTCGCTGGACTGCTCACGGGAGAATGTAAGCACTGCATTGTCGTAGTAAGCTGTCACCCGTGCCGCATTACAGATATTTTCGATGCGTTGGCCTAGCGAGATATCTTCATCATCGAATGTGTAATCAAAATATCCGAGGCGTTCATCAGGCAAGCTATCGTGAATTCGATATAGCCCGTCGATATCGATATTCCTCTCGCTTTCCCCAGCGGTAATTAGCCAAGTATGCAGCACTGCATCAGCAAAACTTCGTGATGGCCTGAGCGTGTAATCAACTTGCTTTGATACTCGGTCATATGAAATAACCATGCGAGTAGCCAACAGATTGTATTTGCGTTCTCTCGCTCCCGTTGGTGCTTCAGTAGCCCTGATAGAAACCGTCGCTATAGTGTCATTCTCAAAAACAACATTCTCGCGAACTCGGACAATGTGAGCGTTTTCAATTTTCATTACGCTCTGGTCGCTACTGTTATTGCGCCGAGTAAGTTGCACTGCGTAACGTCCACGCCCTGAGTTCAGCGTTACCTTGTCAGTTTTGTAATAAACTCGCGAGCCATTGTTAGCGCTTAGCGCAGTGTTGAAGCTTTGACGAGTACCCACTATTTCCTCGTTATCAGTGTTTATCTTCCAGATTTCGACAGTTGCATTGCAGTTATCACCGCCGCCGAGTTGCGCTTGCAGATGAATCCACATCTGGTCACCGTCAACAGGAGAAAAGAACGGTCCAACCGTGAGAAATTGATTGTCATAAAGAATAAATTTAGTTGTATTCACTACTGCATTAGGAGGAAGTTGCGCAAGCTCAGTTCCTGTTAGATTGGAGAAGAAAAACTCGTAATACTCAGTTGGATTGATTAGTGATCCATCATCACTTATTTTTGCATCAACTAATTGCGCATCCATCCTCACATCTTTGCTAACAGAACCCTGCGGAGTATCAAAACTAACATTCACAGTCATTGAAATAGAGCGCGGCTTTGTGAGCTCATAGAAGTATTCAAAGTCATCTTGCTTAACGATTTTTATTGCCGCCTCACCACCTTTTATTTCACCGGAAACCACCTCGTTGGCAGTTGCTGTTTGCCTTGGAATATCTTTACTTTCATTTGGACCAGGCAACTCTTGTCCGTCGATATCAGGAAACTCAAAGCCTTCGTTAATCAGTGGGATAACTTCCTTGGGCTTGTATATCTTGTAGCTAGCCCCCGCCATCGCCGTGAAATCAGACTCAGCAAATCGGATACTTTCCGTTTTATACTCGCCAATACCGATGTTTAGCCATTCAGTAACCGTCTTGAGGTTGTTGTTGTACTCAAACATAGACTGCTGGATAAGGTCAGGAAACGCTCTTACTTGACCGTGAATTTCTGGTCTTGCTTGATACGCCCTTGCAACGTTTGTTTGCCCTGTGAGTCGGTTATTCGGGCTATCTTTAACATTCGACTCAGCAGCAGAAAATGACGGCGTTTTTGGTGCAAGAAACGAGAATACTTTCGTAACAAGGTTAAATACTGGATTCAGGATATCGCCGATAACGTTCTTTGGTTGGTCGAACACTTGAATAAAGTGCGTCGGTGTAATTTCGAAATCTAACTCGTCATCTTCTTGCAGTTCACGTCCGTTAACGATAATTACCACATCGGTATGCAACTGCTGATGCACTAGAAAGTCGCTATAAAAAAAAGAGCCGACTGTTAAATCGACTCTTTCTTTAGGTGTTCCTGCTATTCGCTGAATTTCAACTATCGGCATATTTCATAAACTCCAACTTCGTGAATTTCTTCTCAAGCACAATGAGCCTATCCATTCTTACAGCCCCATTCTCGCCTCGGCTATGAAATGCATTGCCATCGATAATTAATCCAATGTGGGCTGGCTGAGAGCCTCGATAACCAATGAATATTCCATCATCTACTGGATGCTCGGTACGTTGCCAGAATTCGACTTCATTCTCATAGCAGGTTACAAAATCATGGTCCGATTCGTAGCCAGCATCATGATGAATTTCCGTACCTAGTACGTACCTATAGTAAAGTACAACCAGCGCCCAACAATCGCACGCATCAAACGTACACGCCCGATTCTTCCACGGCTTGCCTATCATCTTGTTTATGAATTCATTTCTCGTCATTAAACCGTCTCCAAGCCTGTGAATTCTTCCATCGTGTAAATGCGCCCAACGTTTTTATTCAGTGGGTTATTCATCGACAGCGTGACAGTGACCGACTCGGCATCAAGTGAGCAGTCTTTCACATACAGTGACCATTCGCTTATCGGGCTATCTTTGTCGGCTGAATCAAACAGCCTGAATGTTGCTACTATCGGCTTCATTCGAGTATTTGACCGCCATAACTTTAGTTGCTGCTTAAAGTCCTGTGCGACCCGACTAAACTTAACCGAAGCATCGATAATGGGCGTTTTGCTCTGCTGACTCTCTGCTAGCTCGAAGTTGCACGGTTGATACTCAACACCGCCTAAAATTTTAGGCTCTATCTGCAAGCTGACTAAATGAATATTCCCGAATGATTCGTGGGAGAATTGAATTGTTTCGTAGAATGTACGCATCGGTCGTTGAGCTCTGTACTCTCTTAACTTCATTCTCCCCCCTTGCATCTTGGTAAGCGTTCGGTGACAACATAATCAAGCAAGCCCCATTCTTCGGGCAATAATTCGACAATCAAGTCTCCGAACTCATCATCTGTATTGTTCAGTTTTCGGCAAATAATGCTTCCCGTCCACGTCACCACGCCAGCAACTATCGAAGTTTGCACAGGCATTTGAACGAAGTGAACTATTTGTTCCTGTAGCCCACTACCGCCCAAATCAATCTCCATGCGAAACCAGCGCTTACCGTTATCAAGATAGTTAGGACTTCGCAGCCATTGAGCAAAGCGCCTTTCCTGCTCTCGCCTTAATACCCATCGCACGCTCCAAACAGTTTTTAAATCATCTGTAAGAGGCTGGAAAATAGGAGCGCCAACCTGTGGCTGGTCGGTCCTAAATCCCGTGTCGATGGTCATGTTTTTGTCTGCCCTAATCGGCAATGGCATACCGCGAGGGTAATCAATAATTTCTTCCATATTTAGCCCATTAAAAAACCCGCCTGAGCGGGTTATTCTACAGTTTTTAAGGTTTTATCTATGTCATCTATGTAGATATTGAAACTAGTTATATCTCCGCCATTAGTTACCTCAACGTTACCATTGGCTGGAATTACCCCTGTTATTGTTGTTCCTCCTGCGGTCGTCATTGTATATCTTGCAGGCTTATTTAGATTGATGACATTTTTAACGCCAACATTAAGCGTTCCCTCGATAGCTTTCTTTTCACCAGTACCAATGATTGTCATTAGTTCGTCTCCATTAGTGATTAATTAAAGTTTTGGGCTAGCTGTTGTATTGTCGATTATCGAACGATGCATAGGCCCTTTTTCTTGCATATCCTTTATGAAGATTCGGGCAACATCTTCGCCGTTCATTCCTTTTTCCATCCTCGGTTCAACCATAGCATTAGACACATAATTTTCAATAATCACAGTAAAATTAGGACTTCCACCTTTCGCTTTATCCGAAGGAATAACCTTCCCTGACTTATTCGGAATGAAAGCCTGTTTCCCGTCGTAAGTCTGGAATATCTCAGATTCTCCCGATTCATTAATACGGTATGGATTGCCGCCTGATACGTTACCGCCGTACCGACGACCACCGTAATTAACACCTCTTACAGCATTAACCAGTTGAGAACCTGCCGCCATTGCTTGCGCTATTGCTGGGATATTTGCAGGCCAAGGCATTGCAAGAGCATTACCGATTGCCGTTTGAAGGTTTAACGATGCTTGAGCAATTGCAAACGCTTTACTAACCGCAAACAACGCTTTATACGCTGCATTTGACTCGCCCACAGCATCTCCGAACGCTCCAGCAAGTGAACTCGCAAACTCAGACGTGGAACCAAGAAGGCCCGCCATATTATTTTTATATTCATCTTGCTCTTGCTTGAGTATTCTTTCGCGATCATATGTTGCTTGCTGCATGATTGCGGTTTTGGCATCCTCATACAATTGAGCGTTTTCGGTATCAATGAGTCGATACTTTTCTAAAGCTTCTAACTTTTGTTGCTCTTGTAAGTTTATTTGAGCGAGTGGGTCTTCTGCTGTATCGGTGTAAGGATTTTCAGCAATCTTGCCAGCAGCTATTTCTTGATTGGCGTACTTTCTTCCCTGTTCTGCTTGGGCTAAGTTTCTTACTGCTTCCTCAGCCTTCCATTGTGCCTCAGCTAATTCCTTGGCTTTATTGATCTGCTCTTGTGTCGCTTTATTACCAAGTCTCACAACAGCATCATATTTAGCCATTTCCAAGGAGTTATCTTTATACCCAGTGTTAAGCCTAGCAACTGCTTCGTACTGGCTTTTTAATGCATCAGCTGCTTCATTGGCTGTTTTTGTTCCTTGCTTATCAAGCTTATTTTTTTCTCTCTTTTGTTCATTGTTCTGGTAAGTAGCTACAGCATCATCTTGTAATTTCTGTATTGCCATTGGGTCAATGAAGCCAGAATCATCAGCCGCAAATTTAACCTGCAACCTTACTTTTGCTTCACCTTCTAATTTTGATAATGCTAAATCCCTTTCTAGTCTTTGCTTTAACTTTTGACCATCATCTCCGCCAAAATCCAACATCAGGCTTTGAGAGTTGAATTTTTGCTTACTCTTGGTTGCATTATCAAGGTCTACACCGTACTGCCTTAAAGCTGCACTGCCATTCGGTAGCAGAGTTTTAGCCTCATGAGACAATAACTCTGCGCCTTGTTTCAACTCACCGTTAAGGTCAGCTTGAAGTATCCTTATGGCGCTTTTCGCTTTCTGATAATCATTTGAAGCCTTTTCTGATTCTTGGATAGCTGCTGTCAGGGATTTCTGCGCCCTTTCGGCGCCCTTTTGTGCTACGACATAAGCATCGCTTCCCTCTTTTGCTCTGCTTAGCTTTTGGTTCCAATTATTAAGCTCTTCCTGAGCCTCTCTTACTGCTTCGCCAGATTTCCCTACAACCTGAGCCAATCCTAAGAGCGCTGTGTTTATATTGCTTAATTCTGATTTTTTTTGCTCCCTATTCATATCCTGCATTCTAGTGATTAGCCCATCCAAGCCATTAGCTAGCTTGACTGCCTCATCACGAGATCGCTGCATTTCTTGATAGAAGTAAAATATTGCACCAGTTGCAAGCATTGCAGCACCAGCTGGACCGCCTATTAATGAAAATCCGCTTTTCAGCAAATTCATGGCACCAGAAGCAGCTCTTGATGCAACACTTAGCCTTGATTGAGCTGCTGCAAGTTGATTAGTGGCTGCTGTTTCTGCCTTGGTTAATGTGGTTATCTCAGCAGAGTTTGCCGCAAGCTGACGTCTTATAGATGAACGCCGTGACTCTGCTTGAGTTGCCGATAGTTGAGCGCTTAAAGATTGTTGTGTAGCTACAGCAAAAGCTTTCTCTGCTTGAATTTGTTGCAATGATGCTCTGGCGGTGTTTAGTTTTTCAACAGCTAGTCTCTTGCTGTCAATGGCTGCCTTGGCAGAGTCAGCTCCAAACTTAACAATTCTATTAGATAAATCTCCAAAATATTTAGCAGATCCAATGGCTACCACTGCTGCAATGGCGCTAGCTAGATAATCAAAGTTTTCAGTAAGCACAGCAAATCCAGCGGATACTGATCTGGTTATTCCCAGAGATTGGTTTAACTCACCATAGTATGCCTTGGCAGAGTTAGTCAACTTTGTGAAACCATCAGCAACAGTGTTATCCATGCTGTCAGCCATAGCGTTGTTGGCTTCTTTAGCTTTGATAACCGCATCAGCAAATAATTGGAATGAAATCTTACCTTCAGAAGCCATTTTCTTAACTTCTGTTTCAGTGACTTTTACGCCACCTCGCATAACTGATAACTCTTTTGCAATATCGCCAATAATGGTTGGCGTTGCATTCATAATTGAGTTCCAGTTTTCACCTGCGACCTTACCAGCAACCATTGATTTATTTAGCGCGTTAATCATTGACTGGGTTTCGTTTGCGCTTGATGCGTTAGCTGTTAGCGAGGAAGACAATGACTCAATATAATCTACCGTTTGATCTGTATTATATCCCAACTCCTGCATTGATGTGGCTGCGCCAACATAGAGTAATTGAGTGTCCTCTATTGCTTTACCGTTCCTGTTACTTATCTCTAAGAAACGCTCCTGTATTGCTCCGTATTTGGTGATATCACCTTCAACAGACTTGAGCGCCATTTTAATACGCGCCGCAACCTGCCCCCACTCATCAACCATACTAACAACAGCACCAACAGAGATTGCAGAAGTTACTAATGCAGCCGTCTTCGAAAGAGCAAACATAGCTTTTTCTGTCTTATTTACTGACTTGGCAGCTTTATCAAAGCTAACATCAAGATCGCTTAAGCTCCTATCGACCTGTTTATTGGCAACTAATAACTGTTCGGTATCGGCTTTTATGATGAACTCTACTGATCCAGCGTTTAATGTCATTGTTAACCTCTTTAAAAAAAGAAAGCCCATACAAATGTATGAGCCTTTAGCTAAAACAAAAAACCCCGCCAGATGGCAGGGTTATTGATTTGTTAATTTAAATTAATTTGCCTTCTCTACGTCATCAACAAATCTTTTTAACGCATAGTAAGCTTTGCTGTCTTTTCCATTAGATACAATCACATCACTTATTTGCCCTTTTGATGTGTACACTCTTAACCTTGCATCAGATGCGGCAGTTATTGCCTTAATTAGACTAAAATCAACCAAAAAAGCTTGGCTTGACTTTCGAACTGACGGAGAGAAAGAATCAAAGTCAGAATAACCATCTTTTTTTGCTATCTTAAACTCTTTTCCATCAATCTTAATTTCCGCCGCGTTAATGGTCGTTATTTCATTAAATACACTAACGTACAAGATGGCTTTATCTTTATTTTTTGAATTCCACTGAGCGCCAAGACCAGTGCAGATGAATGATTGGCAGTCATTACCGTGCTCTTCAATCGATATCACAGTATTACCATCATAACTATCTTTACTTATATTAGTTCCTAACCCTGTTTTATTCGAACACCCACTTAATACTAGCAGCGCAGCAATAATAAATACCTTTTTCATGCATCCTCACATTAATTCAATAAGCCAGATTTAGTTTCAATGGCAGAATCAGATAACATATACTTATCAACAACACCATCTTTGAATATTACTATCAATTGCTTAATCTGAGAATCAGCACCACCGTCAAACAACCCGTAAAATGGAATAAGTGTTGTCCCTTTAATTTGTGTATTTGCTAACGTATAAATCCACTGCTCACCAGTTTCACTGCTAAATGTCGTCGCACTTGGCTTACCAAAAATTAGCTTTACCTCTTCTTTGGTTGTTTTACCTTTCACCAGCTTTGAATCAATACTTTCTTGCGTTTCATTTTTTATTGAATGATTGCCTGATGATGCACACCCAGCCATTAACGATACCGTCAAGCCAACCAATCCAGCTAAAAGTAACTTCTTCATCCCTTGCCTCAATATTAGATTAATTTGCCTTATATTAGCTTAGCGGGAGTGCAAATTGAAGCAAACAAAAAACCTGCCTAATTTTGCTTTATTTATATCGTATGGATCAAGAGGTCTACTTTTCCATTAATATCATATTGATACATGAAAAATGCTTGCATTTAATGGTTTGTAAGATATTGATTTATATATTGCTAGAGTTTCTATTTTAGCGTATGGATCAGGCAATAAAAAACCCACCGAAGTGGGTTAGTTTTCATCTCTAAATTTTTGGGCCATACGGCTAAGGTATGACATTATATCTTTATCCCTAGCCATTCCATGCGCATCTGGATTAAGTATGCCAAGAAGAGAGTATTTATTCTCATACAAGCCTCCCTGAACATATACCAGACAGGCATCCTTTTCTGGATCGCCAACCTTGCACTTCCTATCTGACTGAGGAAGATTTTCAGGGAAGCAGTCTGGTGGGAACTTAAGATGAATATGCATCAACCCAGCCTTTATCGCTGCATGCGGCTGAGTGTAAGCAACATCAGTACCGAAGTAAGAAGGAAGCTCACCTGTTACTTTATACCGATAAAAATCTTGCATTATTGATTTTTCTAGCTCTGGATGCCTAAGAAAAATATCGTCAATAAAGTCCTTCCTTGTATCTTCGTTGATAGATATTTCTATTGTCACGACACCCTCTTAAGCTAGATCATACTTGCCACTAATAACCTTGTCAGTAGCATATTTAGCAAGCTCCTTTAGAGCCGCAAAATCAATATCGCTTTCATAGGTTTTAGGGATTGTAGTCAGTTGTTTGACGAAGTTATTTAATCTAGATATCTCATATCTAGCTTTTGCAATGCTCTTCCAGTATTTAACTATATCATCATGAATAGCCTTATTACTGGAATTTTCTTCAGCTGCATTCTTTGCGAAAATTTCTAGCGCTCTAATAAACATTTCGCTATTTTCATAGTTATTGGCGCCACTATCCACAACAACTTTACGCGCATCTTCTGTACTCATTGCCAATAAGTTAAAGTACAACTCACTCGCCATGCCAGTAAGATTGTTCACATACTCAGTTTTCTCGTGCAGGTCACTCACTATTTTTCCATTCCTATTTTCATCTCCATTATAATTAGAGACAATTGAATGCTTGTGACTGTCACTCGCAAGACAATCAATTGACGGAACAGTTGCTACACCAGTAGCTAAAGCTGTTAGTATCATCTTGATTGCTTTCATAAATACCTCTTTAAGTAACACTTTCGCATTACATTTTTTATCAAATTGCTAAATATACCTTGGAGTATATTAGAATTAAGTTAACTTAACTGCAAGCTCTACTTGTATCTTGAATATCGAGGTGTATAATGCCGCGCCTCGATAACACACACCTTTTACAGTGGCATTTCTATCATAATAGCTCGCGCGACTGATAATAAAAATCACCCACAAAAACACCCATTACCACCAAAAAACACTGTATACATATACAATGATACCTAATTGGTACGCATTGATACCTAAAAAACACCTATCTAGAATGAGAGTTTTTGAGGATAGGTGGCATGGAAAGAAAATATAAGCATCCGCAGGTTAACCTCAGATTACCGACTGATTTAAAAGATAGAATTCAAGAGTTAGCTGAATTTAATAATCGGTCAGCCAATCAGGAAATGGTCGCAGCTATCGAATATTGGATACTGCGTAATTCTCATGTTGAAGTTTTAACAATTTCCGATGCGGCTGAGCGCATATTCCAGCTTGAACGAGAGATGGAAGTCGTTAAGGAAAAGTTAGGGATCAAGAAATAACGCCATCCGTGGCGTTTTTTCATCAGAATAACTTAGCTAAGTTAACATCATGAACAGCTTTCCAAGCTTCGGCAGGCCATGATTTTACTGACCCGTATCTGTCGTCATGCACTTCCATTGGCGTGACATTATTTTCTAAGCACCATTTACGCAATGGATGCCATTTAAACTTTTTGTCTAGCTTTTTCTCTACAGATAAAACAGTGGCATGTTTTTTACTTTCGCCAATCTTAGCCGCTAAAGCGTTCTTTTCACGCACTGCCTTTGATGCAGTGGCCATTGCTGTAGCTTCACGCTTATGTCCAATCCATGCCTTTGTTTCTACTGCATGGTCACGCTCAGCCGCAATTACCGCTTTCTCTTTCTCTGATTGGAGCAGGTTTTCCAACGCTTCAATATAGTTAACAGGCAAGCCAGAATATTTACGCGATGAAAAATAAGTTTCTTCCAATAGCTCGAAATAATCCCACGCTTGGTCTGTCTCTAACATTTTAGCGTGACGTGATGCTCCACGTTCAGTCCAGAGAATTAGGTTTCTAGTATGCTTGTTAACTGACCCGAAATTATCGGGGCAGTTCTTGAATGCCTGTAATTCATGGCCTTCAAGTTTAAAATAGTGCTTACCTTCGACAAATCTATCTTTATTGTTGGTGAAGTTGTCCTGAATGTTTTTTACATCTGCACCGTAACCAATAGCCAGTGATTCAGTAGTGATCACCTTTTGTTGACGGTAGTAGACCTCAGGAACCGTAAAACGACTTTGCGTGACAACCGAATTATTATTTGCTAATCTAATTTGACTCATGAAACTTTTCCTTCTGGTTTAGTTTGGGATTGGCCAACAGGTGCGAACTGTTGGCTTTTCTGTTTTTAATTCTAATCAATGTGTTACTCCTAACTTACGATGAATCCCCATTTCTATAGGTGTGAATGATGTAGGCTCTAAGCCTAAGTTTTTACATATCCCTGTTGCTACTGCATTGAACGTGTTCCCTTTGCCCATAAACTCAACTTGACCACCAAATAAAGTGTCATTGATGATGACTTTCACAAAATAACGGTGCAATGGAGAATGAGCCTCTCCTTTTTGTACCTCTTTATCCAATATATCCAACACCCATTTGCGGAACTCTTTTGCCACTGGCGTGTTAGAAAACATTGCGATCAGGTGAGCGCCGCGAAGTGAGTAAACTCTGACCGATTTGTTACGTAAGCTATTGTTTATCCCGTTGAACGTCATATTGACGGTCATTGTCATGGAGTCTGTAAACTCATCAGCGTTACGTGCATAAAGCTTACTTACGTTATCTGTGCGGCTATAGCCTAATACGTGTGCAATTTCAGTTGATGTTAACCACACTTGACCATCTTCAACGATTGGATTGAATGTGAAGTTCTGGAAAGTTAAGTCTGTTTTAGCTACAATGTTCATGTCACTTATTCCTGTCGCAAGGGTATTTGACGTTAAGGCCTCACTCGATTCGTTCGGGTGGGGTCTTTTCTTTTTATTGAGCATTTTTCCTTTGTCCCTCTACTCTATTTTTCCTATCCGTTAATATTTTAACTATCTCTGCATTTAATGACCTGGCATTGCTACCAGCCTCCAACTCATACCACTCTCTTACCTCGTCAGGCATTCTTAGCGGGTATGGAGATATTCTGCTATTCTTTTGATTCACATGGACTCCTATTTTATCACTGCGTATAACTTACCTTGCACCAATAGTGATCCATATGGACTCACTTGTCAAGAAAGTATTGCCGCATTAGACTTATAAATATGAATCATTAGGAGTCACAAAGATGACACGAATAGCGCCATATCCTTTACGAATGCCGCCAGAGATGAGGGAGAGGCTTGAGAAGCAAGCTGAAGGCAATCATAGAAGCTTACAACAGGAAATTATTTACCAGCTAGATACCATGCATCATATAAATGCGGTGCTAGCTAGCACCGCAATTAAAGGTGATAGTTATTATCAAGTTATGGAGCTTTTAAAGGAATACAAAAGTGCCTCTAAATTAAAATTGGATATTGAAGCCTTAAAAACTAAATTAGCATTACTTGGTAATGACGTAACAACACCCGATTCTGATAAGTTCATAGAAATTGAAACTCAAGCAAATATCATTAAAGAGTCGGTAGATAAGATACTAAAACAGATCCCCTTCAGAGTATCTGGGATTTCGAAAAAGAAATAACCACCCTGCCCAAGGACGGGCTAGATCACAAATCCAGCATGGCGCTATTTCTTGTACTCTTTCAGAATAGCGCCAGTCTCAGTTAAAACTCTGTAAACATCGCCATCTTCCATCTGAAAAATGATTTCACTGTATAATGCTGGCTGGTCAATAGCACTGACAATAAGGCATCTACCTCGAGTCTCCCCAGCTTTGCATCCGACACTTAGGTCTTCAACATATTTAACCTTGGAGATTCTGATAATTTCCTCTTTTGGCTTTCGTTTCGGATCGCCACCATGAAGAACATGTAAATACATACCCTACCTCGCATTATCACGCATAATAATTTTATCAGCCCAATCCATGGCTTCTTCATAACGCTTATTGGATGGGATTTTATCTTTCTCGCTACGGGGAAATTTAGCTTCCATTGCTGCGCGGAAACCTGTCATTGTCATTCCCCATGCTTCCTGTTCACTAATGCCTAAATGGGCTACGGCAAGATAGACATAGACGCGCGGGTCAAACTCATTTGTGAATTTACCTTGTGGCTCTTCATCTTCATCGGGCTTTTGGTCACCCATGATGCCATGACGCATGAGGTGACGAGCAAGAGTAATAATATCCTGTAACTTCAAGCGACCTTCACGATAGCTTAACCAGCCCTTACGGTTGACGCTGAGATTACCAATTAACGCACTGACTTTTTCGTTACAGCACTTTTCAATCACGTCTTTGCATTCCATGACCATATTAGCAAAGCAAATCGCCTCTGCATTTTTTGCTAGCATCGGGTTTTTCAGGTTAGGGAATCGACCTCCGTGTACAGTAACGAAAATATCAGTTAATCGTGTGGGTGAGTTTTGGGATAGTCTAGCCATTGCCGAAAATGACGGGATTAAATGATATGACTTACCATCGACAATCACTGCTATTTGTCCTACATCCGTTAATACTTGCATGAGACCTCAATAGAGGGGCTTGCGCCCCTTAGATTAAGAAATGGTGACTGTTGCCTGACTTGAAGTGACACTACCAGCTGAGGTCGAAGTAATGACGCAAGTATATTCCCCTGCATCACCAGCAACCGTTGCCTGTTTAGTGAATGTCGCAGCAGTACCGCCAGATACATTACTGTTACCTTTCTTCCACTGGTAAGTTAGCGCTGAGCCATCGGTGGATTTAGCTTCCACAGATAAAGTTAGCGTTTGACCTACAGTTAAAGTCTGGTCTACAGGCTGTTTAGTGATTACGATTTCTTCTGGAATATCACGGATATCGACACCGCCTGCGCTATTGGCTTCAATAGACCAAGTAGCTACGTCATCGTGCGGATATTCATCACTCCAGCTAGTCACTAAGAAGCAGCCTTCTGTGATGTCTGTAGGGCTAACAATCTTGAACCATACGTAAGGCTGACCTGATGTAGTTTCAGGGTTGTTAACGTGGCGCTTAAGCTCTTTCTGACCGTATAGAGACTCTTTACGAGATACACCATCACCTGAGAACGTGACGTTTTTATACGAAACTAAGCTTTCCTGTGTATTTTGTGGCGACATATCGCCCGTTGCGTCTACCGTTTCCCATTCAGTAGCAGACGACTTTCCTCGCATCATACCAAGGCGACCGTAGTCCATTGGTGATGGTTTGTTCTCAGGACACGCAATTGCATAAAATACAACGACGTCGCGCCCTGTGAATGCACCTGATTCACATGCCATGTTTATTTACTCCGTTATCGTGAGATTATTGTGTTGAAATTAATTTCGAGGACTAAGCGATTTCTATCGCTCATTGATTGGTTGATACCGCCGATTGGCTCTACATAGGTCATGCATCCGATTTTGTGGTCTCGGATTAATGCTTCTCTAATACTAAAGGCTAGGTCTTCAAGTGCTGATTGACCGCCATCAACTTCAGATATAAGCAGCATTCGATAAGAGTCGCGCATTAATGCTTCCTCTGGCTTAGCGCCACCCATTCGCTGAATGACGATAAACTTGTCTAGTTGCTGACCATCTTTCCAAAATCGATACTGAACATCGAAACCATCAGAGAAGTGATTAACCTCCAGCCACTCAGTAATTTCGCTGTAAATATCACTAGGCTTCATATTTTGTAGCCCCGTTTAATGATTTCCTGTATTTCTGGCGCTGCGTTTTCAAAGCCTTTGCGTAAGAAATCAGGCTCTGCGTTAGGGTCCCAATATCGCCCCTTACCAGTACCGCCACCAAATGAAACACCGCTTCGAGTTTTACCAAAATCCTCTCTTGGTTGACCTTTAAGCTTGCCTTTCATCTGGCTAACCGCTGCGGCATAGTTGGCTGAATAACCGACTCTTGCCTCATACCCACTGGGTATTTTCTGCAATTGTCGATACTGACTGTTGATAAGGTTGGATGTATCGATAGGGGTAATTGCCGCAGCATAGGCCGCACCAGTGATAGATATCTCCTGCATGACTCGGGCTGTTCGCTGTGTAGCAATAAGCTCTAATTCGCTATTGATACTCCCTCTAACTCGCCTGATACCTTTGACTTTTACGCCCATATCACGTCCTTACCTCATAATCGAACTCTTCACCGAAAAAGCTCATATCATCTTCTTTGACTGTGATGATAATGTCAGCTCCTGCGACTCTCGGGTCAGATTGAGAAGTGGTATCGCCTTTGGCAATGTAGAAACCGCGCTCTGGCTTTTGTACATCTACACTGTTGCGTTTTAACTCAGTGTAAAAAATGTTATTGGTGACAAACTCTTTCCCCATATCGTCTTTCACAACTTCATTGCTAGATTGCCACGTGCAGTCGATAAGATATGGAGTGCCATAGGTGATTGTGTCATCCCATTTACCACCGCCGCGAATGACAGGGTAAATTGTTGCTAGTGCAGTATATGACCAGTTAGCGGTGGCGCTCATCGACCACCTCCGCACATACATCCACCTTTCGCAATCCACAATCCAGCATGAGCTGTTTGAGTCGGGTCAGGTGGTATTAGCCCATTAGCGCATCCGTACTTATCTAAGCTACGTAGAAGCGATGTAGCCGCTTTCCATCTATCACCAAAGGATTGATAGCGAAATGACCGTGACGCACCGTTAGGGGCTGATTGCGAGCTGATATACTTATCACCCTGACCAAGCGCCATGAGCGCAAGTAAATACATCTGAATCAATAGTGCGGTTGCCGATGAGTAATGCTTATCAAGGCATTCCTGAATACTACCAACCTGCTCAATCAATGCATCGAGAATAAAATCAGGTAATTCTATTCCCTGCCCCGTCAGATATTCTTTGGCTTGCTCTTTTGTGATCATGATTACCTCACAAAGCAAAGCCCCCTCTCGAGGGCATAAAAAAACCGCTTTCGCGGCTATTCTTCTGGAAGCAGAGCAATTAGCTCATCGACCTTGGCTTTTTCATCAAACTCAATGCCTAATTCAGTGAGTTTTTCGATTACCTCTTTCTTGGTTGGCTTTTTAGTCTTCTCAATTGAGGGTGTTAATGCCGCACTAGCTTCATCTGACAGCAATCGCACATTTGGTTTTAACACTGGATGCAGCTCTTCAAACTCAACTACCTGACCCTTAATAACTCCATGCCAAGGGATAATAACTTCATACTTAGCCATTTTTATCTCCTTAGCTCAGTTTAGCACCATAAACCACACCAGACTTACCTTCGCCATCACGAGTGATTTGCAGACCTGCTGCGCTCATGATTTGGAAGTTGTAGTTGTCCTGTGGCATAAAGCGAGGTTTAGGAACAACGCCAGTCGCCATACCGACTAAAGGAGTTACTACATCTTTGCGGCGCTGATACGCGATGAACTCAGAGCCTTTAAGCGCATAAGTTGGGCGGATTTCTTTCACACCAGCATATGGCAGTAATGTATCGATAACACGACCATTCACCACGCTATTGCCAGCGCCTGCGCCAACCGCAACTACTGTAGGCTTAATCAGGTTACCCCATGCTTCGTAGCTCACCCACATAACATCGTAAACATCTACTTTGTTATTGTAAGCAGTCTGACCGAACGCGCCATTGAAACCGAAGAACGCTAACAGTGCCGGTAAATCTGCTGTGGTTAAATCGATATCTGCACCTGAAGTGCCTAAGTCAATCTTCGCTGTGTTGCGGTGATTCTTCATACCCTGACCTTTGTAGCCATCAACGCTGATTTTGTCATCACCATTCAGGAAGTAATTAACAATCTTCTTGTTGAATTGGCGCATCTTCGCGGTTTGAGAATCCAACACTAAGTCGATCCCCACTGTGCTTAAACCTGCCGCATGACGCCAGTTAACACCATAACCAGCAGTAAATACTGGAATTGGGTCACCGTCTGAACCGTATTCAGTATGGTCGTGTGAATATGGTGCTTGACCATCGATACTGATCGATACATCGTCAGCAATATCACCAACCACATTGTACAACTTGGCAGTTTTACCAATCGGCAATACGGTTTGTAGGCCCATTAAATCATTAACGATTTCCATGCCCGTTTCTTGGTCGCGGAGTTGGATAATGTTACGGTCAACCTCAGCCCAAAATTCACGAGTGAAGCCGCCAACTTGGTTTGCCGCTAAAGTTTCACTGTCCATCACGTTCTGATATTGGTTAATCATCAGATTATGCTGCGTGTTATAAATATTACGTGTCGCCCACAGCCCTTCCCACTGACGTTGCAGTCGGCTATTTGTTGCTAAAGTTTCAGCAGTATAAAACATAGTTTTTCCTTTTAATTATGCAGCGGCAACAGTGCCAACACGGAAGCGAACTCGAATGAAATCCGCGCTAGACAGAGTTACTTCATCTTGGCTGTAGCCAATAACCGAGTCGGTATCAGCAGTTGCCAAAGCACCTTGACCATCCGCACCAAATTTAATCGGTGAGTCTTTTTTGTAAGTACCAGCAGGAACCAATAAAGCCAGCTCTCGACCTTCTTCCACATACTCACCGACAGCAGAGTCACCAGCTGGAATCGCATCACGAATCGTCAGCCCTTGGTGATATGCTGGATTGGTAATGTAGATGCGACCTGTTAGCACTGTCGCTTGTGCAAACTCATCATTTACATCAATAACTACGAAAGTACCGGGCAACACATTCGCCTTTGCTGCGCGAGTTTCTGTGATTGATTTTCCGTCAAGATTTACACGGCGGTAACGACTAGTGACCATTATTGAGCTCCTTTAAAGTATTCCGCTGGGTTTGGTGCGCCAACTTGATCTTGCTGTGCGCCTGAGTTTCCAGCTAATGATGCTGTTTCGCCGAGTTGCTTATGCATATCGACCAACGCCTGACCTTGCAGTGAATTAGCAACCACTTCGCCATATTTAGCCGCTACCTCTTTACGCATTTCTGTTTCTTCAGCGCGTTGGTTAGCGGTTAGTGATTCTTCCAACTTCTGATGGTTAACTTGAAGCGCATCAACCTTTTCATTGATTGGCTTTAATTGCTCTGCAAAGTTTGCCGCTAATGCCTGTGTGATGTCGCCAACTAAGTCTTTCTTTTCTTCTTGAGTTAAAGGCATGTCGCCCTCCGTGCTGTTGTTGATTGCAGGGCTTGCCTGCGGTTTACTGAATACCGATTTAATTTTTTCGTTCAACTTATTTGTTACCACTTTCACCCACGACTCTTGGCGCTCTACTTCTTCGCCTTGAATGTCAAATGTGATAACGCCATCTTCGTTAGTGTATGAATGTAATTTAGCCGTGCCGTTGTCTACCATGATGACTGCGTGTGTATCAGTGAAATCAGATACCCATACATATTCGTCACCAGTAGCAAATTGCTTGCGAGCTGCCATTGTTAACTTGTGCTCTTTCTCGCGATATGTTTCGCCAGTAAGTGTACCGTTGTTAATTCGCATCTCAGTTGCTTGGTCAGCGTTAACCATCATCCCAACTCCTTGAGTTGGTGTTGCTGCGCCAGATTCATGAAGTAAGATTGCGTCATGGTCCATGCTGTGGATTTTTGCAATCCAGTTATAGCCTTGTGCTTTCTGCTCTTCGTTGGCTTCAAGTTGCTCCAAGAAAACAGCCACACTAGTATGAATTGGCTCTGAGCTTTCGCCGCTTTCTAACGCTTCCACTCTTGCCAAAACTTCGCGGCCACCTTCAGATTCTTTGGCCTTGTTTACATCAATCCACTTTTCGACATAGATTCGATTGCCAACTTTCGCAACATTACGATTCCATGCTCCAAAATGCCCTTGGTTGATACCCTCAGCCGACAAAGCTGATACAAACTCACCATTTACCGTTGGATGTCCAAGTGGCGCGAGAGTGCCTTCCAGCCCCCTGTAATGAGCATCGATTTCTGTGCTTGGATATAATCCGCCATTCATGATGACGTTAGCTGGCAGCGTGTAGCTAGGGATGATGATGTGCTCACGACCGTTATAAGTTTCACGCCTGATTGATGCGCTATTAACCTTGGTCGTGACGTTTACTTGAATCGGCATCGTTATTCCTCCGCCCATTGGTAACCACGTTCTTTCATGGCTTCTTTTTCCTCTTTCAGTTTATTGAGTAACGCATCGTTGTACGGTCTACCTTCTTTGTCTGTCAGAATAGTCACCGTCGAGCACTTACAGTTGATTGAATTGCCATCTATAGCCCACCAATCACGCTGTTCATCAGTGGTAAATATTTTGCCGTGACGTGATGCATGATTAGGTCGTGTTGTTGGGCTCAATGCGGATATGTGGACCTGTCGAGTTTCAAGATTGAGAACTTCGCTAGCCTCATCAGCCTCATCCATTCTTGCCCTACGCAATGCCGTGGTGATTTCCGTTCTGGCCACTCGATTGGCGCGACGAATTTCGATACCTGATTGCTCGTTCAGATTTCTAGCGACTTCACGAGGATTTAACCCCCTAGCTATACCATCAGTAAGAATGCGCGCCATATCAGCTTTGACTTGTGCTGACAGCCCTTTCATTTCCTCAAACACACGAGCTCGAACTAATGCCATGCGAAGTTGATATGGTTCACTAAGCAATATCATTGCCACGCTTTGTTGTGTTGTTGCGTATGCCGTCGATTGCTGCGCTAGGTTTGCATATTCCTGCGCTGTTCCTCGCTCATATGCTGTGCTGACGTACTCATTGAAAAAGAAGTTATTGAATTCACCACCCTGCAATAACACCTCATCGACCATAAGCTCACCGTCTCTCAAGATGATTGAAAGATAGTTCAGGTCTAGGTCGAATTGGTATTTTTTATTAACTACTGGTTCGGATGGGATTCTATTGAGTAGCTGTATGTAGCCTTGTGATACTTTTTTAATGCGCTTTGCAAAGGCCTTCATTGCTCCACGCTCTAATTTATCAACCGCTGTCGGATCGGCTTTCGTCCCTGCCCTTATCGCGGTTCGCATCTTCTGGATTTTCATCGAATTCACCTAGCGGGTCATCGCTGTCGTTTTCATGCCCTGCCGCCGTCCTGATTTCATCAACAGTAAATACAGGCTCACCAGTTGATAGTGATGTCTGATTAATACGGCTCATCTTCTCTGCACTATCGAGCTTCTCAGTTGATGATTGTTCGTTCAGGTCATCCCAAATAACCGTCTTCTCTGGTACATGGTCTAGCACTTTGATTCGTATTAAGTGGTCAATGAAGTCCTCTATTTCGAATGAAAGCTCACTTTCCCTACGTGATTGGCAGCGTGAATTGAAATATTTCTGGTCTTCGGTGCTCGCTCTCTCGCCTGTTTGCATACCGACGAGTATTTTCGATGGGATATCTAAAGCAGCTGCGGCGGTCTGTAAGTTAACGTTATAGGTTGGGGTCGGGTCAGCAACTGGACTAACCAACGGTGTAGCCGTAGCTCCTTGCGTAACCAAAGTCACATCGTTACCCCTGTTAACCTCTCTTGTAGCTTCATTGAATTTCTCTTGAAGCTCATTAACACTTACGCCATACATCGCGGCTAAGTTGTTAAAGTCGATACTTTCGGCAAAGTTAATATTTAACTGTCTAGCGGCATTCTTGAGGAATGACTCACCAGAGCCTCCCTCGACTTTTTCAAGGCTTACAAATGCGTTGTAGGCTGGCTCAAGAAAACCAATAGCATCAGCGGAATAATCACCAAGGATAAAAACTCGGTCAGGATGAATATTGATATTCCTAGTGCCGCCATTGGGTAGTGACTCGGTGTATTGCCACATCTTAGGTTGTCCGTAATCAGACGAGTTGATATCAGTCACCCATTCGGTAGGCTTTATAGCGCTAGCCCATGCTGGAGTGACCTTTTTAAGTAACTTTGACGATTTAACTTGCTCGTGCCATTTGCCACCATCATTGATGTGCAATATCAGTCCTGCATATCGTCCAACCAATCTACGTTGATCAGCCTCTTTAAATTCTCGCCATATACGCTTAGTTACTTGCTTCTTAAATTTGCCTTCCCACGAGGTTTCTTCCTTGGATTTATCTGCTTTATCACCTTCGATAACCTGAGGTGACGTTTTCCAGCAAGTTCCAGTTAGTTTTGTTACCCCACCGTAAGCGATGCCGCCACGTCTAAAAAGGTTATATAAATCACTGAATGTCAGAGTTTGTTTAAATCCGTACTCGCACCACGCTGATTCGCGCTTGGCGTCAATCCCCATAGTCGGATTAACCAAGGCCATACGAGCACGAGATATCGCGTCATTCATCGCATGATTGACGGCTAATTGTAATTTGTCGGTCATGTATTACCTCAGTAACCGTTTGGGGATCATCATTCCGATTGATACTGGCTCACTCAGCTCAGTCAATGCATAAACTGTGGCGTCCATTCTGTCGGGCGACTTCTTGGCTGTTTGCGGTACGTATTCCATCATCTGGTTTTCCAGTGTGAATAAGTTACCTCTGTGCCCAACCCTGCCCTGTGCATATAAGGCTGATATTGGCTCAGCTCTGGCAAACTTACCCTTACTGGCATGGATGCGAATAATGCGCCCTTTGAAACCTGCATTCTTCAGGGTGTCTTCAGCCATATCGCCGCCTTGGTTAGTTTCAATAACTATCGCGTCAGCCTTATGATGTTCATAGGCCCATATCGCTTTTGTCGCCCAACCATTCGGAGAGTATTTGCCACTGTAATCACCATCGACCGTGAATTGACGTTTATCACCGCCACCGTATGCACTAGCCACTGCAATTCCGCTTTCGTCACTCTCATCTGAGTTTGTCGCTTGCGGGTCAATGGCTACTACCGTTCGAGCTAATGGCTCTATGATATTCAGCTCACGAGCCGCATTAATCATCTGCTCATTCCACAGCGCGCCTTCCTCATTAAATCTGCGAGGACGTTGCATATACTGCGCTTCAAATGTTCTGCGGTGTGACTCTAAAGCCGTTCGGTGTGATTCATTGTGTTTGAATTCCCACAGCCATCCATCATCAAGACCATGCTCGATAGGTATAGCGTGAGAGTTTTCAGGGAATAACTCTTGATACGATTGTGAATTATCAATGACTACGGGTAAGTAAAGGTGATGCCATTTCTCACCAGAACCACCTCGCAATAGGTAGCCGCTCAAATCGTGGTAATGAATGCGCTGCATAATCACAATCATTGGCGTGGTTTCGATAGCCAATCGTGATTTGATTGTTTCGTTAAATCGATTATTTACACCATCACGAACAGTCTCACTATATGCATCATCTGGTTTGACTGGGTCATCAATAACCAATGCGCCCTGCCATCCTGATTCCATATGCCCTGCTCGAAAGCCTGTTACCTGACCTGCGGCTGATGAAGCATATACACCGCCGCCAAACTCATTCCACCACATAGCTTTGCTATCAGCATCATCGCGCAAACTCATTGGCCACATAGATTGAAACGCCTGCGACTTAACCATGCTGCGAGTTGTTGATGAATTAAGTAATGCCAAGTTATGGGAGTATGAAAGATGCATGAAACGAGCGCGGTTATTTATCGCCATCCCTCGCCCCATCATGTTGATAGTTGCAAGTTCTGTTTTTGTGTAACCCGGAGGAACATTGATTATTAACCGTGTAATTTCACCACTAATAACCCTATCAAGCGCATCCTGTATTGCATGATGATGAGGTGCTACAATCATCTTGCCGCCAGTGCGTTGCTTGAAGAAGTATCGAGAGAAGTATAACCCGTCCGTCTCACACATCTTTGCTCTAATCAGGTCATCAGCAATCGTCATTTTCCATCACCCTTTTAATATCGTCAGGTGACATTGAAACAACCTGAACAGCACCGCCATTCTTGCCTGTTAGCTCAACTATCTGCTTATCTAACCCAGTGAGTTTAGCCTTACCCATTGTAGCAGCAACAGCTGCGGACGATTGTGGGGTTTCGGCTGACAAAGCGGCCTTTCTAGCCTCCTCTAGCTCTTCTAACAAACTAGCCACCGTTACATCATGCTTATCCCTGTGCTCTTGTTGAAGCTCAGAAATCCTTACCGTAACCTTACCGTCATTCAACAATTCAGACGCCTTTACATGAATAGTTTCAGGCTTCATCTTTCCAGTGGCATACGCAACTCGGTATGCCTCCGAAGCATTACCCTTGTTCTCTATGTATGCCTGACAGAAAGCTTCTTGCTTTAGTGTCAGTGCCATATTCATATCCTCATAACAAATTAAAAAGCCGGCTCACTCGAACTGGCTTTGTGATTGGTTATTCTGCTACTTCATCGTTGAATAACGTTTTCTTTGTTTCCTGCACTCGCTGATAGACGGAGTCAACTTTCGTTACTGCATCCCCGTTGTCCATTTGAGTTGACCAAAGTTGGCAGAATAATTCATATTCCAATTGGTCATCTTTAATTAGCTTAATAGCTCGTGCTGTTGCTGCTGTGTTATTTCCTGTTAGCTTAAGTAAACCTAAGCGGATTTTCTCTTTTGCTGTTAGTTCAGTAGTCATAAATTGCCTTTCTTTAGGTAATAAAAAACCACCCGAAGGTGGCTTGGTTTTGAGCTTAACTTATTATCTGTAAGTAGTTGGTTGGTAGTTGCATTCCATGCTCTTTGGCTAGTCGCTCCAACCTTTCGATAATTGCCTTCTTCCCTTCGTCACTAGCATTTTTGTAATTGGCTTTTGCCGATTCCAGTATTGCATTCATCGTTGCAGATGATCCTAGTCCACCATTAGATTCAGCTTTGCTTAGTATTTCATGTAAATCGTTTTTGAATCCTGACATTTCAATTCACCTTATATAGTTAGCCATGAATGATATTACTACATCTTATATGCAATTCATCATTGATAGCTTTCCATGATTGAGACCATATCAGGATCCATTTGAGCAACAATATTAGCTCTAGTGTCAGATAGAGATTTCTTTCGACCTCCGACGCCCCAGCGATTCATCTTGCGAGCGCAGTGACTTATTTCTTGTTTTTCAGTTGCAATAAGCAAGTCCAAGCGATTTAGCATTGTCATATTAGATATCCCGTTGAGTGTTGCCTCACGGAATGTTTCATATACGCTAATTTCAAATTCAGGCTTAATCCATGCAGCATAGCGGATAGCTAAAAGCTCCGCCGCCCATACCCCTTGCTCATTACCACCATTTATAACTTTAAGTGATTGATTTTCTTCCAGAGGACTTTTTTGTCTTCTGGCATCAAGGGCGGAAACAAATCGCTTTACAGAAGCACTTCGAATAAATTTGTTTGGCCTTTGAGATTCGTTAGCCTCACCTTTTAATACTGCCGCTGAGTGCAAGTCATTTAGACTGTATCGACCAGCGCTATCAACTCTAACTGACACTCCATTGACTATTACTTTTGGATAATTCATGTGGCATTACCTTTCATAAAAGAGACCTCAGTTCTCACAGAACAAGCCTGACCCGAGCACACCTATAACAGGCTGTCCTCTGAAGTCGCTTTTGTGAATGGTCTCGGGGTTGTGATGTTTGCGTGTGAGATACGCTTTGTAGAGACAAGCAATCGGTACGCACGGATTGAGGTTGATTCCTCTAATATGGGCACCTATTTTATTTACTGATTTTATTGAGTTTATTTTTCGCAACCATCATCACGTATCACTACGTTACTTTGGTCGCTTCTAGTCTGTTCCTAGCAGTCAAGATATTTGGATCACCTCTTTATCGGTTTAACAAATTATCTAACCTTGACGGGGTTATTCTTTAGAATCGCTCAATGCGCTGAGATAAGGTTTCAGAGTAACTGCGCATACGACCTAATTGCTTACTCAATAACTCTTGGTCACGATGCTCCAGCGTCTTACAGATATCGCCATTAATGAAAATTGTCAGATTTGTGATTTTGTCGTCTAACTCAGCTTTCTCATCTACTACTCGTTGTTGGTGTGGCTGCATTTTATGTTCCTTTAGATATTAAAAAGCCCCGCTATTGCGAGGCTCGTTGTTGTTCAATTTCCCGTTACACTCAAAAAATCTACGCATCACGTTAAATCAACAAGTTAAAAACAGGTGCTCATATAGGAGCCCATATAGAGAAGCTCACCCTACCGACACCTTAACTTAGGAGATTTACATGGTACGAATTACTGCATTACTGATTAAACTTGTTGCTGCTACTGGTGTTTACTTATTCTTGCAAGAATCAAATCCAGAACACGCCATCGCTCTAGCCGTTGCCATTCTTAGCGCCTAACCTCTCCGCTTCAATCTCTCTAATTGCTTTCTTGTCCAAGTTGCACTTATTCAACTCATTCAGACTATCTGCCAGTAGCATCACTACATCACCGTAAGTTAGTTCAGCAGGGATAACAGGAACCGAACAATCAGCGATTAAGTGCGGGGGAAGTGGTACCGGCTGAACGGGAACCAGTTTCTCTTTTGTACTTGTGCAGCTCACTAACAACATCATCGGGCACAGCAGTATTAGCGCACTCATTGTCTTTGAGTACTGTTTTGATAACAGTCTTAACTTTGACATGTTCTGAGTCCTCTAATTGTTTGGCTTTGATGTTGGATTGTGAAATACGGTCAAATATAGAGAGCGTCCGATACACATTAAAAACAACGCGGTTACTCTCTATAATCTTTTGGTCTTTCTGGTCGCTTAGCTCTTTTTCGTGAGCTAATGCAGATAGAATCCAGAGGGAGAAAAATAGAAACGCAGCAAGCCAACCCGTGATTTGGCTAGTTATCCATTTCATATCATGACTCTCTCACTGACAGCGCAGCATCACCAATTGGCAGAGGTCGGTTATCTACCTCAATGCTATCAGGCCAGCGATAAGCAACAACCCTGTCAGTTCCGAACGCCTTGATGTTTACTGCGTCTGATTGATTCCCGCCCAAGATAAGAAGCGCTCCACTCTCAGTTTTACCAACACAGAAACCAACATGACCACCACCTGAGCGCGAGAAGCGAACAATACACCCATATTTAGGCCCCGTTAGCTTTTGTCCGAAAGTATCATATGAACTTGAAGCATCTTTGCGAGGGGATTTAACGCCAGCACGCTCTAACATGGCATTGACGAAGCCAGCACACCAAGGAACTTTTCTCGCAGTTCCAACTAGTCCACGCAGCTTGCTATCAATCCACATTTGGTCAACAGCTTTCGAGCCTTCAGCTGTATGTTCAGACACGCCAATTTCTTTTCTGGCTTCAGTTAGCCATTTAGGTTCAGTCATTATTCACTCCAGCTTTACCTTTAATCATTTTGCTCAACGTTTCTACGCCCCAGTAGCCAATCAGCACACTAGTGAAGTAAGCAAACTCAGGATTCATGCCCATAGCTGCCAGCAAGTCTTTAGCGAACCATCCGAAGAAGGCGCACAGCGCACCATCTAGCAGAGTCTTCTTCCAGCCGCCGCCGTTATACATTCCACGCAGTATCGCAACCGTACCAGCTAGACCAGCCGCAGCTGCTTGCTCTTTTACTGAAGAAAGCCAATTAAGTAGATGGTCAAGCCATTCAGGAGTGTTATTCATACATTTCATACTCACCCCCTACGTTGGAGGAATTTAGTTAATAGATAGCCGCGCACAATCTCTATGCGTCAATTAAGTGTGTGTGATTAGAATTCTGTGGCGGCGTATACGTGACCATCTTCCCGACGTTGGCAAAATGGTAAAAACAAAAGAAGCCGCACTAGTCGACTTATTGAATGTGAACTTGTAAGGATTACCTACAGGCTGCAGATACAACAAAGCCCCACCGAAGTGAGGCTCTATTAATTATTTAAACACTCCGAACGCAATAACTAGCGGAGGATAACATAAATATATCAGGTAATAATTTTTTTGCAACTGTTTGCATTACTTTTTCTTATTCGAATTTATCGTCAATCTCCTTGCCATTATTAAGATCAGTAGTTATTGCCTTATGCATCTTTGCCTCAATTATTCTAATGCACCATCTAACCCTGTCTCTTGCTTGAGGTACGGTTAATGCACCGCTAGTGATCTTCATTAAAAACTGAGCGATAGTTTCTATTCTGTGACCATATACATAATAGTTAACTGCTACTCTAATGAGTGGAGAGTTAGTGCCAAACACTTTAATAAGCATACTATCGACATACCCGCCTAAATCATCAGAACACTTTGGAACTGAACGATGCTTAAGATTTGCGATTATTTGCGAGAGTTTTTTGATAAGCTCATTTCCAGTGTAGCCACGAGAATGAAGCCCTTCGATTATCGCTGTTATTCCATCTGCTGTTATGGCCCCCCGACCAGATACAGATTCCATAAAGCGACCGATTGGGCTTACTTTTCCTTTTTCTTCCAACCCATCATAAGCCCATGAACCCCAGCCACTTAGAATATGGCTAATCCAGACCCTTTCGTGAGGTTCTAGTCCTCTTGTTGGGTCAATGTCTCTTTGCCTCTTGATCAATGCAAGTAATGCTATTTGGTCTTGTGGTAGGTCGTGCTTTGCTGTTACGCAAGTAAAGAATTCTCCGTCATTTAGCTTTAAGAAATAATTAGCTTCTCGAATAGCTTGGTTTTTATCCTTGAAACTACCCAGATAAAACTTATGTCCAAGTCTATTGATCTGGATGCGCCACCGTTTTGTTTTCCTTTCAAACGATATGCATCTAGCACCAGAGGTATTGCTTTTCCCTATCCGCCTATTCCATGAGTTTTGTGCTGAAGTGGCTAGTCTTAGATTTGATAGTCTATTATCTGAAGTGTTCCCGTTGATGTGGTCTATATCATTTTCTGGCCATACACCATGCATATAGAACCAAGCTAATCTATGTGCTGCATACTTTTTGGAATTAACACTAACCCCAATATATCCATCATCACGCATGTAGCCTTTAACTCTGACGCCATTATGCAGATTGCTAGTGAAATTGCCGGTTTCAGGGTTGTATCTAACCTTTTCCCTAATCATTGCTAGCTCTGGATTTTCATCAGGTAATATTCGCTTATCGTAGTGGTATGTGATCATCTTACCTCCGGCAATACTGTGTGATTTCTTTCACTTTTAGTGCTGAACATGATGCCAAGCTGTGGGTATAGTTCTGCTCGATGATTTGTTTCTATTTTCATTTCGCATCCACTTTTCTGCACCACTGCATAATCAAATTTGAACTGTGACTTTAGATATCTAGCCTCTTCAATTGCTGCATCTATGTCAGTGAACATTAAGCTGCCTCCATGAGTCTTTTTCGCCTTTTCTCATACCAACGAGCCCTACGAGTGAATATTGCTTTCATTCGCTTTAGATATTCGATATCAAATTTACGAACCGAGTTATCGTGCTCTAAGCGTGTTACTCTCTCTTCGCCGATTTTATTGATGAGATTAATGCGGTATGGAATTAGATTGCCTGACAAGTCCCTATTGCAGCGAACACAGCCAGCATGAATATTGAGAAGATTGAATCTTAAGTGACTTGCCGTACCTCTTGACCTGTAATGACTTGCATCTACTGACCCACCTCTTACCCCGTAATTTAATGTCCTACCACAAGCAATACATGGCTGACCATAATCACGCCAGAATATGTATTTGTTTACCGCAGATTGGGCCTCTTTGTTCCAGTCTGATTTTGTCTTTAACTTTTCCTTACGGGCCCGCAATATTTTACGCTCCTCAGATAGTTGTTTTCGACGGGCATTATCTTCAGCTCGTTTAACTTCTTTGGCGGCGAATAGTATTGCGCAGGATGTAGAGCAGACTTTTTGAGTAGATAGGTAGGGGGTGAATTGTTTATCGCATTCTTTACAGGTTTTCAGCTTCGGCTTTTTAGCCTTAGCCATATATCGCCACCCAGTAGATTGCTGATGATGTAGCAACTAGACCAATAATCAGAGTTGCGATAAATAACTTTGCACCGATGGTGAATTTTTGCTTTTTCATTTTATCTTCCTTAATGTGACTCACACTCTCACCCCGATCAGCAATGTATCTAACTTTCTTAGTAATGGATTACCCATGCCATTCACGTTAGCTCTATCAACAATAACCATCCCTGTGCCAAGTGGCTCATTACCTCTTACACAGTGGCTTTGCTTAAATATCTCAGTGAAGTTATTTTCGATAATCTGAATTGCATTGTGTGATACTTGATATTTAACGGTGCCGCCGATTTTCCCGACTACAGTTATTGCGCCAAACTTATGCATTAGCCCTAGGATGAAGCTCACATATGAGCGAGACATACCTGTTAGGCTTGTCGCTTTCTTTGCTGTGAAATATTCGAATCCGCTTACAGCATTAATAACATCGATTGCTCTTTCTCCCTGTTGAGTCATGATTTCTCCTTGTTCAGGTTGTAGCGATTAATATGCTCACGGCGAGCTTCCTCTAGTCGTTCAACTTCCTTTTGTGCCCTATTTAATTTTCTATCAATAAGTCGCAACTCAGCTACGGCAGACAACCAACAGCACATTTCATCTTCATTCTTGAATTCTGGAGGTATGAACCCTTGCTTCTCAAACTCCATTTTAGTCATTTCTAACTCATGGCTAATGACTTCATCCTCAAACGTTCGCTGCTTTTCGGTTTGCAAGCACTGAGGAATGAATTCCATCCATTTTTTCATTTGCTCAAGTGCGTTAGTTCGCTTTGCCATTATTTTTTATTCCTCCGCTTCTTGGCTGCTCGGTTTATCTTTGCGTGACCTGTGATGCGCTTAGTTGATATTGGGTAGCTGTACCAACTGCGACTATGGTTGATAGCCCATAAGGCGTTCTGTGATGCTAGTGACGCCATAGCGATTGCCATTTTTGATATGATGTTCATCTATCTTACTGCTCCTTGAGTTATTCCCTGTGACCGTAGTAGTTATATTCATAACGAGTTGTACGCAGCTTCACGCCACTTTCTACCGCCCAAGCTGTCGAGTATTCAATTAAGCTACTCATGCGCTTCTTGCCCATTTGAGACGTACTCTCGCGTATGTTTAATAGCTCACCTTCAATACCTCGGATTAGTGGTGACTCTTTCGCCCCTGTCGTAACCATCCAGTGACCAGACACAAATACATTTTTCCACTGCCATAATTTCAGTGGTTCATTGTTGAGTGTCATTTGCTTTGACACATCACCACATAGCGCATGAAACATATCGTTTTGCGGTAGTGTTCGGCTGGATTCTGAGATTTTTACTTCTAGGGGGAATTCTTCGTTGAGGGGTAAGGCGTGTAGTGCTGCTATTAGGTTCTCTCGTATCTGTTTATTTCTTAGAAGAAACTTTGTGGCTTTCTCCAAAGTTAACCTCCTTGCATTGCAATTGTCATTCCAACTAAACACTCAGAGATTTCTTTGGCTTCACTAATGAATTGTTTTTTAAATTTCCTGATTTGCTTTCTGGTTGGCTTAGCCTGAAACTTAAAGTGATCCTCATCGCCATAAGCTGATATTTTTAACATCCAGAATCTGCGGCTCGTATTGAAGTTAATGTAATAGACCATTACCTCTACTGGTTCACTCACTGTTAGCTCTCCTGTTCCATGCATATATAGCCTCTTCCCTTTCCTTTGGTGGCAAAGAAGCTCTGCACTTTCTACACTTAGCTTCCATTAGGAAGTAACCAACTAATTTAGCTTCACCGCCGCAAAACGGGCATTTCTTGAGTTCGTTCATCATTCACCCTCTGGCATTGGTGGTGAACACCATTCGGTCACACTATTTAGTATTCGCATTTTCCCGTTTCGACTAAAGTGAATGAATAGTGGTTTTTTATCTTCGTCATAAATGAATATTGCTCTGACATTTGCACCATTATTTTTAGTCAAAACTACTTCGTAATCATTAGGCAACCTATCACTCACCTTAACCCAATTAGTTCCCTGCATTAGTTAGCACTCCTTTGATGAATTGGAAAATGCCACTGTAAATAATGACGCCCTTGTTTTTTGGTGGCAAAAGACGGATAACACCATCAGATTTAAGGCAAGCACCTTTGGTCAGCGATGGAAATATTGGAACTACTCTGACTGCCTTTTTACCGTGAATAGCTAATAGCGTTCTTCCTAGCAATAAGCGACCGCCATTAACACCAGACCAGTTGAAATACTCCGTTGGAACATCCCGCTCCTTTCTTAGTAATTTAATCATCTTGGTTCCCTGCATTAGATGCCTCCCGTTGGCGAATTTTTTCTTGCAACGCTTTAAACTTCATCGTGTTAGCCAAATTCTCGATTTCCATTAATCGCAAATATGCTTTGCCGCGTGGTCTGTGCTTGTCGGCTGCCAGTTCATGCTCAAAAAATATTGCATCAGTTCTCTGTCTGAAATATTTAACATTCGCATGAATGTATCGACCAGCTATAAATCTACCTTGGCGTAAGTACGCTTTATTCAGCTCTGTTAACGTTGTTCCTTTCATCACTCAACACCTCGCTTAAGTGCCCGTTTAGCTTCTCTGCGAATTGCTATTCCCATGCGTTCTAGCCAGTCGGCGTATTTCAGCATTGCGTCTAGTTCGTTTTCGAAAATTGGGAATCCGTCGGTGCTGGTATCAATATCAATTCGCCCGAACTCATCGACCCTGACAGTTAAATCTTGCTCTACAGTTGTATGTCCATTGTCATGAGAAACTTTAAACCGCTTTAGTTGGTAATCATCTTCAAGCTCATAGCGGGTTAACTTCATCTTAGTTTGCTTGGTTTTCATCCCACTTTACCCTCGTGCTGTAGCTTCTTATTTTCAATGAACAAAAGGTCAGTTTTAGCACTGCGTAGCCTCGCTTTAGTGTTCTTTTCTTCCCTTAAAAGTCCATCAACTGATTTACGCAATTCATCACGCTGTTCTAGTAATTGCCTCATTTGTCTAATTACTGACTCGCCATTGTTAGCCCTAGCCAATAAGACATCGAAAGCATCAACAGTGCAGCCACAATCATTACATTCGACTGTTCTGTGTTCTTCATCGACAACCAGTGAATGATGCTTGCATTGCATTTGCTGCCTGTTTTTTCTTCCCTTAACTTCTGTATCAATTGAGGGAATGGCATCACTGGGCGCTTTGAATTGAATAACATTGTCATCTGCATTCATCTAGAAGTCCTTATGATTTGGTGTGTTACACGTCTGCGCCTTGGAATCGGCGTTGTTGAGGTTTGCTGCTTTGTAGGCAAGCGTTAGCGGCTTCCATCTGGTCCACATCCATAAAGTGACCATTTTTAAATCTCTGGTATACGGTCCCTGTTTTGCCGAATCGGTTTTTAGTCACGATAATTTCAGCATATGGGGCCGCTGATGAGTTCTCGTTATAAACCGCATCACGGTAAAGCATGATGATAGAGTCTGCGTCCTGCTCAATGCTTCCTGAGTCGCGCAAGTCTCCATTGACGGGCCGTTTGTTTGGTCGCTTCTCAACATCGCGTGAAAGTTGGCTGAGTGAGATAACTGGCGTTAGTAACTCTTTAGCCATTCCCTTGAGGTTTGATGAGATGTAACCAATTGCCAAGTCGTTGCGCTCTGCTTTCGGTTTTTCTATCAGGCCCAAGTAATCGACCAGAATTAATGCCAGTGATGGATATTGCTGTTTGTGGCGTTTTGCTATGGCCCTGATTTGGTCCACATCGAGTTTACTTGCATCGACAACCCACACATCCAAATCTTGGACCCGACCAATACCATTTGAAACTCTGGCCCATCCTTCATCATCCATTTTTGCAGGGTTTCTCAGTGATGAAACTGATAGGCCCGATGCACCCGCAATTTGACGCTCCATGATTTGGCGTGAGCTCATTTCCATTGAGAAAATCAGAACGCCTTTTTTGTGGCCCGTTTTTTTATCGATTTGTGAAGCTACTCCCTCGGTTACTCGTAATGCAAACTCGGTTTTCCCCATTGCAGGGCGGGCCGCAACGATAACGAGATCCACTGCGTTGATACCGCCAGTAATTTCATCAAGCTCAGGAATGCCAGTTTTCAGCGTGTCGGATTCATCTCCATTGGTTAGGCGTTGCTCCAGTACTTCTGTAAAGTCAGTTATCAGGTCCTTGGTGTGTACTGGTTTAATTTCATCGTTAGCGGCCCGTAATTCATTTGCCTTTTTGATGAGCTGGTCCATTGCTTCGGCGGCTGCGTCAATCGTGCCTGATTCGATGGCGTGGCGGTGTTGGTCCATCAGGCTAATCATTTCACGTCTATTGTGGTTATCAGTCACCATCGTAGCGTAGCCTTTCAAGTTTGCTGCGCTTGGGCAGTTCTTGGCGGCTTCCATGATGTCAGCGAAATGCTTGTCACCCATTGCCTCGGCAACCATCATTAAATCAATCATGCCGCGAGTTTTGGCTTGCTTCTGAATGACTTTGTAGGTTTCACGGTAGAAATGAGATCCGAATGCTTCGGGTTTTAAAGTGGCGAGTACATCTGATGCGTTGAGTGTTAATCCGTCTTTCAGCAAGCCTCCAATTACGCTTGCTTCGATTTGGTTGTTGACCATTAGAATCCCCTGTCAGCAAATTTCCCTTCACGAACCCCTGTCAGGGTTGTGTCTCTCAGTAAATAATCAATGTCTGCGGTCCATCCTGTATTGTTTTCACCAAAATAAAATGGCTTAGCCATTCTCACAAAGGCTCGAACATAGGCCCGCCACCCATCAACATTTTGCGTTGCGAGGTTTTTGATTATTTTCCTGATACGAGTTTTACGTTTCTCGTTGGCTTCAACAGCGTGAGGTAATCTATCTCCAACCTCCTCGTTGTAGGCATTGAGATATTCGTCGTAGTTAACTGGTTGAGATTTTCGCTTAGAAGGCTTAGTCAATTCCCCCCCTTTCACCTCTTGAGGGGTAAGGGGTGTATTACTTTCTTTCTTTTCTTTTGTAATAGTGTCTTTTGTGTGTCCCTGTTTTGGTGACACCTCTGTCACGCTTTTGGTGACACTTTTTGTCACCGTCTTGGTGACAATGACACCGCTTTGGTGACATTCTGGGATTTCCCATTCAGTTAAGTTCTTATTAGGTCCTATCGATGATCCTGATTTAACTATAACTTTCATAGCGATAAGTTCATTTTTAGCCTTATTTACCTTTTGTCTAGGCAGTCTAGTTAGCTCAGCTAATTGGCTATCAGAAATCCTGTCAATTTTCTTATTAAATCCGTAGGTTTTTCTGCAGATGGCATGAGCCACTTTTGCTTGATTTCTTGTTAAGTTTGCGCCAATTAATTCCTCATACAACTCATTAGCTAGCCTTGTGTAACCATCTTCTGTTCTAGCCACTCTATCCTCCAAGTTAATAACTTGAGGTCTTAACTGGACAACGTTATCTTCAGCTAAACTATGCATTTACCACCCCGCGATTAAAAATCCACAGAATTTCATTTAACTGCTCTACTGAAAAATCTTCTTTCAGGAGGTCGTCAAGGAATTGGTTTGGAATAAAGGTGAATCCATCTTCCACTGGGATATGCGGTAGTAGATTTTTTGCTCTATTTTTATATTTCTCTATAGCAATAACGTTATTCATTTTGAACCTCCATTTGATACTTCATCCTTGCGGTTTTTATTGGCTTGAGCTGCGTCAAATGCTTCTCTAAGTCTTTTAATTCCCTGCTCAGTGACCGAGCGATTAGCCCGATCACGCATAACATTTTTATGCACAGCGCTGTAATTAAATTTGTTTTTCATGTATAATTACTCCTGCTTACGAAATTTAAATTAATGATATTTGAGCCTCATCGGTTGCCGCCTTTGAGGTTTTTCTTTTTGGGTATCTGACATGCTCTAGCATCTGAATTAATGCCCTAGCCTCATCACCCTGAATAATCACATCTTGAATTGGCGCATCGAACCCTATTGCGTCCAGCAGTCTTGCTGCCTTCTCAACAAAGCCGTTCTCAGCTTGCCATCTAGTGATTTGGGATTCGTGTACACCGACAGCCTTAGCAACTTGCTTAGGTGTGGTTAAGATGATCCCTTTGCGAATACGAGCCTCAATTGCTCGCACGTTGCGTGAAATTGCGTAGTCCATTTGTTAAATTCCTTTTGACGTAGTTAGTCCGTTGCTCACGATCCTGTGAGTTAAGTTTGCACACGATGCATGTGCGGATTGATTGTTAAAGAGCAGCGTATTACTGGCTTTCACCAAATAATTCATGTAAATCAGGGCGTAATTGATTAGCTTTAATCGTTCCGTTTGTAGCTAGCTCAATACGTTTAGCGCTAATGGCAGATGGTTTTTTCTTTCCATGTAACCAATCCCATACTGAAGGTTGTTTAACGTTACATATCTCAGCCAATTTCTGTTGGCTTCCGACCATGCCAATAGCCTTATCAATTAATTTATTTCTCATAAAATAACCTCGGCTGTTGGTGTATAGCCAATAATAGCTAAGGATATTTTAAAAGTAAATAGCTTTAGCTGTTTGTTGCTATATATCCGAGGCTATATAATTAGAGTATGAAAAATACAACCTTTACAGATAGGCTGAATCTAGCCATGAAAATGAGAGGCTTCACCCAAGCTGAACTTGGTGAGGCTGTGGGTATGTCTCAACCTAGCGTCTGGAAACTAACTTCTGGAAAAGCGCAAAGCTCAAGAAAAGCAGTAGAGATAGCTAAAGCTCTGAATATTGATCCTGTTTGGCTAACTACTGGTGATGGGGTACAGCCTGATTTTATTTATTCTGATGAAACGAAAGTGAAAGATGGCACACCTATAGACCAACTAAAATCAAGAGAGGTTGATGTTTGGGATAGCAGCACCCCACTTGATGATGATGAAGTCGAAATACCATATTACAAAAGCATTGAACTTGCTGCTGGCAATGGGTGTAATGGTGGTGGTGATAACAACGGATATAAATTAAGGTTCTCTAAATCAACCTTGAGAAGGTATGGCATTTCAGCTAAAGATGTAGCCTCTTTCCCTGTTCATGGGGATAGCATGTCTCCAGTTATACCAAATGGGTCAACTGTATTTGTTAATCAGGCTGATCATCGTATAGTTGATGGCGGTATTTACTTTATTGAACAGGACGGACTACTTAGAATAAAAATGCTTTATCGTCAACCGGGTAAATTAATTATAAAAAGCTATAACTCTATAGATTTTCCCGATGAAGAAGCCTCACCTCAAGATGTTAAAATTATAGGTCGCATATTCAACTGGTCAGTAATGGCATATTAAAATCAAAATCCCACCAATAAACCCTCCGCCGCGAGGGTTTTTTTGTACCTAAATTATACAATTTGTGTGATTCACATCTAAATAACGAATCTTTTTAAAAATAAATAACTTTAAAAAACAACTAAATATAACTTTAACTATAATTTATATATCCAAAGCTATTTACATGAATAATATCTTTGGCTATATTTAACCACATCAAAGGCAAGCAGCATGAAATATACGCCGAGTTCTTTAACAATTTGGAAAGTCGGAACAGCATACCTACCCTGTTTAGACCCTTACGCAAAAATGCGACGTATCACTAGGCACGATCTGGTTAGTGAGAATGTTACTACTGCACGAGAGTGATTACAGATAGGAATAGGCAACACTGGCAGGTGTTAGGTATGTAAGCGCAAAAGAGTGCTAATTATAGCCCATTCAATGAGTGGGCTATGGAGAGTAATTCATTGTTTTGACATAAAAATAAGCATGGCTTTTTCATAGATTGGAGATATGAGGTAAGCATATACGCCAGTTAAAGGATCACCACTTCCGATGTTTTTTATAATGTTCTTTGATGATAAAGATATTATTTCCTTACTGGCTTTACTTTCAAACCTAAGTTTACTTCCAGAGAATATGTAATAGTTTAATATTTTCAACTCCTCAGACGAAAGAGATTTTATTTTTCTTAAAGCCATCAGTATCTCAATTTTCCCTATGCACCACTTTGTTAGTGGACTAATGACATAGTCGAAAAACATTATCAATACATAACTACCGCTTATGCAAAGAATTACGAAGTTACTACCATCAGGTAAAAATGATATTGGTCTTTTATTTATTTCATTAACTATTAAATCAGGAGTTAATGACCAAAATAACACGGACAATGTAATTAAAATCATAAGCCTACCAATTGATATCTTTCCCTTTATAAAGCCTGTAATTAGGCTTGCCCATTCTGGCATGGTTAATCCTCATGATGTTGTGGTGGATTAATTATACCAAATTCCGTGATGTTGTGGTGACAAACGGAACCTCAGCCGCCTGATGAGGTTAAGACGGTTCAGGCAATCATTACGGAGGAAATATGAACTCTAAGAAACGACAGGAAAGACGACGTAAGGCATGGATTGCTGAGCGTAGAAATAAGCCACACTCGGCATATAACGGCACGGACTGCCCGATAGCAAACTTGGTACTGGAACTCAAATTAGCACCAGACACACGAAAGCAACCACGGCTACGCAAGCCGATTATGAGTGATGGAAGTGTTACGGCGAGATAAAGCCCACGGATGGGCTTAGCGTAAACATTACCAGCCATTATGAGCAATTTTAGGGACATCGATTTTTATAGGGGGTGTTTTATTCATCTTAAAATCATTACCGCAATTGCAGCAGGTATAAAGATAATAGCCGCCGCTAGCCATTTTGCTAGCATTCGGTTGAAGTATGGATATTACAGAATCTGTTACGCACTTTGCACATATATAGTGAGATGGCTTATCTGTATGAAGAACGGTGTTATAAGCATAAACAAAAGAACCAGATTCAAGCTTTTGTGGCTCGTACTTTTTAAACTCACGATTAAAATTTTTAGCGCTCTTGACTTTTTCTTGCAGCTCAGAAATAAGCTGTCTGTTAGATTGTCGGTCATCCTCAAGAGCAACAACACGGTCATATAGTTCTGATGATTTATCAATCATTGCCTGAACTTCTTTTCTGACTTCTTCATCAATTTTCTTATCAAAAATCCTTTTACCCAAAGAGCCTATATCTTTGAGCATTTGATACGACGTGCCGATTGGCATAATTCAATCCTTTAATTACGTTGGGGTGATTGAATTATACACAGATTTCTTGCGTTGGGGAATGTAAGGAACCACCTCGCCTGACGTGGTTAAAAGCAGGCACAGTTAACTAATTACAGTCCATCAAGGTGGGCTGTGGTGAGTTGATTGATGAACACATTACAAGACATATCGCAGGTCTTTTTTATTGCCTAAATATAGGAAAATAAACATGAATACCGATGAATTAAGGAAAATTCTTGATGAACATAAAGTATATGTAGAGTCATTTGGTGAGCGCGGATCTAAGGCTAACCTGAGATTCGCTAACCTGATGGGCGCTAACCTGAGAGACGCTGACCTGAGAGACGCTAACCTGATGGGCGCTGACCTGAGATTCGCTAACCTGATGGACGCTAACCTGATGGGCGCTAACCTGATGGGCGCTAACCTGATGGGCGCTGACCTGAGAGACGCTGACCTGATGGGCGCTGACCTGAGATTCGCTAACCTGATGGACGCTAATCTGCCAGATCACACCTACGTAATCATGGGCGAAAAATACCCTATCACTATCACAAGCGGTAAATATCTTCGCGCTGGTTGCCAAAATCACACCATTGAAGATTGGCGAAAATTCACTAAGTGTGAGATAGCGAAAATGGACGGCAAAAAAGCGCTTAAATTCTATCCTCGCCTATTGGATATTGCTGATTTTTACTTAGGTAAAGGCGAACGTCCTGAATGGCTAAACGTGCCAGATAGCGAAGAAGGGTAGCTGGTGAGTTGATTAATAGATAGGAGATAGAAATGCAGGGTATAGAAATTCCAGCCAGCTTTGACGCCGAATGGCAATCAAAAATGCTACGTCAATTGTCAGTAAAACTTCAAGAACTAAAAGACTGTGATGATGATTCACTGGTCGAACGCATTGAAGAATGCGAGGATGTCGTCGAGGTACTGCGTGAATACTCAGGCTACTAGCATCGTGTTTAGTTAATAACGGAGGGAGTATGACAGATAAACTTTACACCTACGGAAATATGCCACATAAGCAGTTTCCTAGTCATCGTGAGGAATTACGCGACAAGTTCGCTATAGCTGCAATGCAGGGAATTTTATCTAACTCTGCAATGATTGACACAGCGACAGACCAAACGATTGAATGGGTTGCGAAAAACGCATATCAAATGGCAGATGCAATGTTAAAGGCTAGGGGGTGATATGGAATTTAAAGGAACGCCTGCACCATGGTTTGCTGATATTAGATGTGGGTGTTGCGCTGTTTACCAGAAAAATAGAGCCAATGATACGGCTGGTTGCCATCGTGATGATGATAGAAATATCGTATATAGCTCAAAAGGTGCTAGATATGACGAAAAATTATGTCACTGGGTTATGGATGAAGAAACCCAAGCCAATTTTACATTAATCGCAGCAGCACCAGAGTTATTAGAATCACTTAGAGAGCTAGTTTCAGCAATGGAGAGATACGAAATAGATGTTGATGAACGCGCTCCAGTTAAGCATAAAGAAATGATGAATAAAGCCAACTCAGCAATCGCAAAAGCCCTCGGTCAGCAGTAAACCACCACTTAATCATTCATATCGCTATTAATAGTGAGGAATACGCACATAAGGAATTAATTATGAAACTGAATATCACAGTAGATTTAGATTGGTTAGAAGAAGATGGAAACATTGATGAAGAAGTCAAGTATCAAATCATAGAAGGCGTCAAGGGTGCAATTTCAAAGCAATGTTTAGCCAAAGTAGAAAAACAAGCATCTGAACAAATCAACAAAGCAATTGACGAATCAATAATGTCAGCGAAAAAAGCGATTGAACAGAAAGCGATAGCATTTGCTGATGAATGGCTAGAAAAAGAAGTAACTGTTACAGACAAATGGGGTGATGTGCAAGATTGCCTTACAATTACCGACCTCATTAAAAGGACTTTCGATAACTTATTGGAAAAGAAAGTTAATGACCAAGGAAGTTTTACTGATGGCTATGGAAACGGCACAAGATTAATTACTTGGCTAACTGATAAACGAGTTAAAGATGTCGTTCAGGAAAAATTAAAAGGCATCAATAAAGATATTGACCGACAAATCACTGAAGCCGTTAACGCTGGCATCCGTAAAAATGTATCTGATAAATTCGCTGAAATGGTCGTAATGACAGCACAACATCAACACGCACTCGAACACAAGTAACCCACTGCACCAACACCAGAACCTAAATAACAATCGCTATCAATCGATAAGTGAGGGATTTCTTATGCCAAAAATTAACGAATTAAAACGTCAGGAACTCAGCTATCGACTGAATAGCGAGAGCTTCAAGGATGAAGTTAAAAACAAAATTAAGTGGGATTGGATAGCCGTTGTTATCGCCCTACTTGCCTTCATAACACTGATACCGAGGTGGATATGACGTTGCACATAAATACAAAAGGTTATTACCCGTCAATAACGTTTGATAAAGACTTCAGGTTATCAATTGAAAACCATGAAGTGCAAAAAATAGAGGGAGACACGGACGCTCTCTTTACTGCAATGGATGCACCGATTGAGGAGATAGTTGATTTCCTCTTAAAGCATGAATGGACTGATGCGCTTATGGAAGAGTACATCACCAGAGGGAAAGGAAGCCTAATATTTTCGGCAGTGGCCAAGTTAAGTAAGGACGCAGCATGAGAATTTCAGAGTATGAATATTACGATGCTCGAGCTAATCAGGAACATTTAGCAAATCAGGATGATGAGCTAACTAATGAAATGGCTCAGCGGTTTTATGATGCCCTTCCCTCATCGGTCATACGGAAGATGACCACTCAAGAGTCAGATGAAGCATGGAACGCTTTTTTTGAGGCTGCAAAAAGCGAAAGGAGGCTATTGTGAGTACAGCAGTTCAAAAGGTATATGAAATTATTAACCCGCTTAAAACGGAATTTGAGCAGGTATGCAGCGAGCCAAGCATAGCATTTAAAAGGGAGTCTGAATTTGCTATGCAGATATTTGCTAATAATGATTTTTTGGCGAACGTCGCAGTGAATAACGTTGTTTCAGTTCGAAGTGCTGTAATGAACATTGCGGCGATAGGCATTAGCTTAAACCCTGCGCAAAAACTAGCTTACTTAGTCCCTCGTGATAAGAAAGTATGCCTAGATATTAGCTACATGGGATTAATGCATATAGCCCAGCAGTCAGGGGCTATTAAGTGGTGTCAATCAAGCATTGTACGCCAGAATGATAATTTCCAACTCACCTCAATAGATACCGCACCTCGCCATGAATACAACGCCTTTGCCACACAAGAGCAGAGAGGCGAAATAGTCGGCGCTTACACAGTAGTTAAAACAGAAGACGGCGACTACTTAACTCACACAATGGCTATTGCAGATATCTATGCAATTCGTGATAGGTCATCAGCCTGGAAAGCTTGGATATCCAAAAAGGCAAAATGCCCTTGGGTTACAGATGAAGAGCAAATGATTCTGAAAACTGTTGTTAAACAAGCCGCTAAATACTGGCCTCGCAGAGAACGACTAGACCAAGCAATTGACTACGTTAACACCGAAGCTGGCGAAGGCATCGACTTTAAAAGCGAACAGTCACAGCCTCGTGATGTAACTCCTGCCAGCGAGCAGCAGATGGACGATATAACCGGATTGATGATGAAAGTTGATGGTGAATGGAGCGATACATTTATGGCATTCATTAGCAAAAGATTTAAGCGACAGATATCACATCCAACTGAGATAACCGCTTTTGAGGCTAATGACATTATCGACATGCTAAGGAAAAAGGCAGAAGGAAAATGATTATCAATGACATCATTCTAAGCAAAACAGGCATCGATTTAACCAAAGTAGAGCAAGGAAGCGAAGAGTGGTTGTCAGTCAGGCTCGGTGTTGTAACCGCCTCTGAGGCATGGAAAGTCATTTCTAAACCAAGGTCAGGCACTAAATGGTCAGACACAAAGAAAACATATTTAAACACCCTTATTGGTGAAGTTTGCACGGGAGTTTACAAGGAAGTATCAGCAAGGACGCTGGAATGGGGTAAAACCTACGAATTAGAAGCAAGGATGACATTCGAGTTTTACACCGGATTAACGGCAAAGGAAGTGCCAATAATATTCAAAGACGAGCAACTACGGATAGCTTGCTCACCAGACGGCATTTGCAGTGATGGCTCAGGGTTAGAGCTTAAATGCCCGAATAACACGGACGTATTTATCGACTTAGCATTGAACGGAATCGATGCAATGAAAAAGGAATATGTAGCTCAAGTTCAATATTCCATGTGGGTTACAGGTAAGGATATCTGGCACTTTGCAAATTTTGACCCACGAATGCCAGCAGGAAAAGAAATTGCATATTTCCCTGTTGAGCGCGACGAAAACATGATGAAAGAGTTTGACGAATTAGTTCCCGAGTTCATTGAAGTAATGGATCAGGGTTTAAATAAATTAGGCATTCAATTTGGCAATCAGTGGGGTAAGCCATGCTAAACGAAGTAAATATTATTGGTCATCTTGGTAATAATCCTGAAATTCGATACCAACCTAGCGGCGATGCTATCGCAACTATGTCCATCGGATGCTCTGAACGATGGAAAGATAAAAAATCTGGCGAGCAGAAAGAAAAAACAGAATGGATACGTGTTGTTGTGTTTGGAAAATTAGCTGAAAACGTTGGTGAGTATCTTAAAAAAGGATCGCTAGTTTTTGTGAAAGGAAAATTCAGAACTAGAAAATGGCAAGACCAATCAGGGCAAGATAGATATTCAACTGAAGTCACAGTAGGAATGGATGGCATCGTGAAGTTTCTAGACAAGAAACCACAGTCACAATCAACACAGCAACAAGGTGGATGGGGACAGCCACAACAACTAAAACAATCACCACAGGCGCAACCACCTGAACCGCCATTAGATTTTGATGACGACATCCCATTCTAACCCTTCCCTATGTGATTTAACCAAAGGATATATTTGCAAGGATGCAAACAGGAGATAGATATATGAAATTGGAGGTAACTAAAGCACAACTCGAAGCTATCAAGGCTCTGACTGATGATTGTGCTGGGATGATTGGTGGCGGATGTGAGGAAGCCGATAGAATTTGGAGTAAACATATTCGGCTAATAGATAGAATGCTGCGCAAAAACGGACATGAGCGATATTTTAACTCGCAGGGATGCAATGAAGAGGAATGAATATGAGGGTAGATAAGTGTGTCTTTTATGTTTGCAGCGAAGTAACAATAGATGGGAGTGTATACTTTACTCTAACTGTTTCTGATGCGTTCAGTTATATAGAAAAAAACAAATACTTCCCAGTTAAGCCAACAAAGAAGCAAATGCGGAAATTCACTAGATATGTTATCTCACTCATTGAACAACATGATGACGAAGAGAGCTGGTAAATAAGGTGGAGTGATGGATAAATCAAGGCAGCAATTTGAAGAGTGGTTTGCGACTCAGAGAGAAGAAATGAAAAAGAATGGACTTGGCATGATGCATATAAACAGAGTGTACCAGCGCCAATTATCAGCATGGAAAGCATCACGCGAGAGTTTGGAGATTGAATTGCCAGAGCCATTTATTGCAAATGAAACTTGGTGCTATGACGAAGATTTAGTTAATCAGGCATTAATCAGCAACGGAGTGAAAATAAAAAATGGCAATTAAAATTACAAACTGCTCCATTGAAGGTAATGGAATTGGTGTTCGAGGTGAAATGCAATGCTGGTCTCGATGCTGCAAATGCGGAAATATCGTTAGTGGTAAAGATGCTTCAATAGACAAACATTGCGTAAAATGCCAAGGAACTGTTTACGATGCATATATTGGAAATGGAAAACCTGATTGGGCGAAATAAATACTCAAATAACCTAGATAAATAACCATGCAAATAATCGGATATGTATTACTCATGCTAATACAGGGTTCTGCTGTGCCTGTATCTGAGCAAATATACACACAGCAAGAATGCGAGAGCCGTGCTATGCAGATAATGCAGGTGCGGGATGTTGAGATAGTTTGTGGTGAGGTGATTCGTGGAAAGTGAATTCAAAGTCGGCGATAAGGTCACTCCGATTGTCGATGATTCTAGCTGGATTGCGCCAGATGAACCGTGTGTGATTATCAGTATCGACACCGTATCTATTTGCATCGAAAACGAAGAAGGCTTTGTGGATTATTACCAACCCGACGAACTGGAGTTAATCAATGAATAAATACACAGAACTCTCTGACTTCGAGATTAATAAAAAGGTTGCGATTAATATCGGTGGTTTCGCACTGTCTCTAATGGTTTTTGATGACCAAAATGGGATAGTAAAAAAGAATATTCCAAATATTGGGTTGATGGCATTCACTGAATTCAACCCATGCAACAATCCAGCCGATGCAATGCCCATTATTATTGAAAATAAAATAGGGTTATCACCAATGTACCATTCTAATAAATGGACAGCTGACTGCCTTGATTATGACTTCATGTCAGTAAATAAAAACCCATGCCGTGGCGCTATGGAAGTTTTTTTAATGATGAAGGATGCGGAGAATAATCAATGAAACAAGTTCAAGCAATGACGACGCTAGTTTTAATTGATGGTGTTACGTATCAAATAGCCATGCCTAACAACATTGTCGCACTACAAGCTAAGCAAGCATTGATGATGGCTACCGAATTCGAAGGTAGACTGGTGAAATGTGACTTTGCAGATTTACAGCCAATGAAAGCCGAAGGTATGCCTTTTAATATTAATTATGGAAAGGATACGGAGAATGAAAAAGTATGACCTAATATTAGCCGATCCACCTTGGCAATATAATAATAAAGCTTCAAATGGTGCAGCAACCAATCATTACAACACTACAGATTTATATTCACTCTCTCGATTACCCATAGAAACTATAGCCTCTGAAAACTCCGTACTGTGTATGTGGTACACGGGTAACTTTGCACTTGAAGCAATTAAACTATCCGAAGCATGGGGTTTTAAAGTTAAAACTATGCTTGGTTTCGTTTGGATTAAATTAAATAAATTGGCAATGGAAAGAATAACAAAGCAAATTCAAAACGGTGAGTTATTCGATGCCTACGATTACATGGATATTTTAAATAACGAAACGAAAATTAATGGCGGTAATTATACTCGGGCAAATGCGGAAATATGCTTGATCGCCGTTCGTGGTAATGGAGTTCCCCGTCAATCGGCTAGTGTTCGGCAAGTGATTTACTCGTGCCTTGGTGAGCACAGTGAAAAGCCAAAGGAAGTACATCGCAGACTTGATGAGCTATATGGAGACGTGCCACGCATCGAATTATTCGCTCGTGAGAAATTTGGTGATTGGGATGTGTTCGGGGATCAGGTAGAAAGCAATATTCAATTTAATAACGTATTGAAAATAGCATAGGTGAATTATGAAATTAATAATTCGCGGCGAAGTCACGCCCACAGAAAGGATAGCTATTAATGCGGCATTGGAAGCCCACAAAAAAAATCACAGTCGAACCGGAATAATCGTTAATCACAAAATAAAGATAGGAAAGAATATCTACCCAGTCGAAATTCAAAACTGTCAAAAGTCTTACATGGTAACAATGAGAAATAAAAGGCAGAGAATGTGAATGAGCAGATATTAGAGAATGGACGCAGAAAGATTGCAAGGGAATGCCGAGACAAATTAAAGCAACTCAAAAAACTCAGCGATAAACAAAGCACCGCAATACTTAAAGATTACCTTCCGAAATTTCAATTAACACTCAGCGAAAAGCACAAGAAATTCCCACCGATCATGTGGTTGACTTATTACGTCAACTCTATCGATAAGGAGATTAATAGTGGATGACTCATATTACACAGTAGAAGAATACTCGAAGCTATTGAACCTATCAAAAAGCACTATATACAGGAAGCCATCAAAATATTACATGTTTAGAGTTGGTGGCTCTTGGCGTGCAAACAAGGAAAGCCTGAAAAAGTTTGAACAGGCGCAGTTTAACGACAATAATGTCTACCGGCTGGCTGTAGTCGGTGATGGGAGAAAAACATGCCGATCTACAAAAGAGGTAAAAAGTACTGGGTTGATATCGCAACTCCAAGCGGAGAAAGAGTTCGCAAATCGACTGGCACAGAGGAGAAAGTCAAAGCTCAAGAATATCATGACAAGCTAAAGCATGAGCTATGGCAAGTCGAAAAGCTGAATAAAGTACCGGATAGGTCATTTGAGGAAATGATGAATCTGGTGCTTCAAGATTCTGAGGGGCAAGCAACTTATGAAACAAAGCTAGCTTATGCAGAATATTTTCAGTTGATATTCAAAGGCAGGAAAATATCAACGATCACCAGTGATGAAATATCTAATTCCTTGCCTGTTTATAGCCAAATGACAAAAGGTAAGGTGTCAAATGCAACAAGGAATAGATATAGGTCTTTCATCATCAGAGCATTCTCATTAGCACACAAAATGGGGTGGCTAATGACTTCATTATACATACCTAAAATGAAGGAGCCAAAGGCTAGAGTTAGGTGGTTGCTTCCAGATGAAGCTGGAGAGCTGCTATCAAAAATCAGCATTCAGTGGATGAATGACCTTGTAACTATAGCGCTAATGACTGGAATGCGAAAAAGCGAAATCCTAACGCTAACATGGAAGAATGTTGATCTCGTCAATAGAACTGCATACATCACAGCTGATAATGCAAAGTCAGGAGTTGCCAGAAGCATTCCTTTAAATGACGATGCTGTGTCAGTGCTATCAAGAATGTATGATGAAAGGATCAGCAATTGGGTTTTCTCAAATAAAAATGGAACGAGAAGAACCAATTATTATCGAGAGCATTATGACAAAGCCAAAAAGGATGCTGGCATTGTCAATTTTACCTTCCATGACTTGAGGCACACATGGGCAAGTTGGCACGCACAAAGTGGAACCCCATTAATGGTACTCAAGGAAATGGGTGGATGGGAAACTCTTGAGATGGTTCAAAAGTACGCCCACTTTAGCGGTCAACATTTAACCAAGTATAGTAGTAACGTCACAATTTCGACACAGTCAAATAGTGAAGCCAGAAAAAAGCCACATCTAACACTTTTAACTGGCTGA